AGAACATTGTCTGCTATGACAAAGACTACAAAATTGTGGAAGCAATGAAGAAGTCAGAAGATAATGAGGATATTATGCATATGCTTGAACAGTACGAAGATTATCCAGAGCGCAGATTTTACGATCATTACAGATATGCTGATGGAAGATTTGCGCCAAAAGGTCGCGGAACATACCGCAGAGGTTACGAGGAACCGCCGTACTGGCATATGACACCGGAAATGTATCGTGATATGGATAGAGATACGCGCAGCAGAATGTATTACACGGAAACAAACATGAATGACGGTGGAACAAGTAATTCTCGTATGAGTGAGAGTAATTACGACCGCGCAAAGCGTAATTACACGGAAACGAAGGAAATGCATCGCGCAAATACACCACAGGACAAGGAAGCAAAGATGCGTGAACTTGAAAAGTACATGAAAGAGCTTTCAGCAGACATTACAGATTTGATGTCCGGTATGTCGCAAGAAGAAATGAACATGGCGAAGTCAAAACTTACGACACTTGTAAGCAAGATGTAATTTATACAACAGGCTATGGGTGTAATACTCATAGCCTTATTTGAGGTATACAGGAATGGTATTTACAATAACTGGGGAAAATTGGATATTGCAATTTGTACGTCCGAATAGTGAAGAACTGCGCCGGTCAGATGGTGTATATACGCTTGGCGTTACCGACAATACTACCAAAACGGTAACGATTGCGGATAATCTGTCAGATCGAATGACAGACAAGGTACTATGCCATGAACTGACGCACGTTTACAGCTTCGAGAATGGGTGTCACATGGATATGCGCACAGAAGAGATAGTTGCGGACTTTCTGTCTCTGTATGGTCGAGATATCGTGTACATGGCTGATGATCTGATGAAGATTTTTCCGAGAAAAGTTGCGTACTAATTGGCTTTATGTAAACTGAAAAACTGGTTTTTGAAAATCTTGAGATAAATGCTAAAAAAGATCTGATTTCAAAAAAAATTCACGAAAAAATTTCAAATTGGGGAGAATTTGAACCCCCCCCGGTATTATTTTACAGGCTCAAAAACCAAAGCGGCGTTTTTGACTAATTTTACAAAATTTTCGTGAAATTTGGGTTGGAAAATTGAAAATGATTTATACTGGTTGTGGCTTGTGACTGATACTGGACCCGTCCGGGTGCGCGCTGATCCTTTCGCTGATCCGCTGCGGATCTCCGGCATATTGCACAAATGCCTGATATACCGCTGCGCCGGTTTGGTGTCCTGATCTTTCGCCATGCTCCGGATATGGAATCCGGGCGCACTTCTCCGGGTGTCTTTCTTGCTGATCTTGTCCGGGCGCGGTTGCAGAATTTCAAGGTGCACAAATAAAATCTATTGTGATCGAATATTTGCGCCTGTGAACGCGCAGAACGCCATCAGATCCACGCGGGCAATACAAGGCATATAAATACACTTATAGATATAATTAGGGCTATAATATGCCTATATTGTCAAATTGTCAAGGTGCGAAAAGAAGCCGGAGCTATCCGGCTATTGCTTTTCATATTCTTGTATTGATTCATCAACGCGATCAAATGCGCGCATGATGTCCGCGTTTGCTTTGCTTCCGCTTATTTCTCCACGCTTCAAAGCATCCAAGGATGCTATAATATCCTTGTATTGCTTGTTTGCTTCTTTTAGCAATTTATCGCATTTCATAATAAAACCCCCTTTATTTTAATATAATACGCCCCAAAAAGCGAAAACAACCGCCCGGAATCGAACCGGGCGCAATGCTCCAAGGTTGTTAGATTAAATACAGCAAAAATCGCCTTGCCATCCGGTCAAAATGATTGTTTTTCCGTCTGATCTGCGATAAACAACCCCCACACCGTCCGCATACGTTGACCATACAAGCCACCCCGGCGGCGTGATCGGTTCGCCTGTTTTGCCGTCGCGCCATGCATAGCACGGAGAAATTCCGGCTTTCTCCTGTCTTTCTGCTTCGTGGAATGCGTCCGCTTCTGTAATTACTTTGTTTCCATTTTTCAAGTGCAATATAAAAGATCTTTTCATTTTCCACGCCTCCATATTTTCAATTATTTCCTTCCGGGAAAAACCGCCGCCGGTAGTGATCCGGCGTGCATCCTCTGCGGCGGTTTCGACTATTTTTTTGAATAAAATTCTTTTGATGCATCATTTGCCCAATTCGGCATAATGTTCTCAAAATCTGCGCCATAGATAAATTTTAATGTTTCGCAAAAAGCTTCATATCGAGCTTTTTCAGTGCTTTCAAAAATGCTTTTTTCAAACGAATCCTTTTCTAAACAATCCATGTATAAATCTTTGTAGTATTCTTTACATTCACTTAAATTTTTCATGTTGTTTACCTCTCTTTTATTTATTCCCTTCCGGGTAAAAGCAAGCCGGGGAATTGAACCCCGGAAGCACCGACCTTGCTAATTATTTGCTTGCTAAAATCTCCCTTGCTAATAAATCCCAGTAAAGGCTATCGCCGCGCTTGTCAAGCCACTTTTCGGCTTCTTCTGTGCTTTCGTCTAACCATTCAGCCATAAGCTGGATAATATCATAATAACTATAATCAACGCCAACGCCCAAACCTCTCAGCCATTCTATGCAGGCGTTACGCTCTCCAAGTCTTGCAATCGCCCAGCCGTATTCACTTACAAACTTTTCCTTAATGTCCTTAATTGTGATAAGCTCTTCACTCTGTGCAACCTCTGCCAAATAATTTCTAACCGCTACTTTAACTTCCTTGCTGTTTGTTCTTCTCATTTCTTTTTACCTGTGCTATAATATAGCTACCTTTCTTTTTTGATTGGTGGCGGCGTGTGCTTGGTAGGCGTGCCGCCTTTTTTAGTCTGCCATCATCAGAGCCGGGAGACCATCCCACGGCTGACGCTCCAAGGTCGGAGCGTTTCGGCTATGCTTCTTTTACTATGAAATCCTTTTCAGCTCTGCGCGCCTGCGCTGGTGTCATTGCTACAACTCCTATAATTGCCTTTGTTGCCTTGTCTGTGATTTTGTAATTTTTCATATTTGATTCCTTCCTTTCGTTTGGTGCTTGGTTTCTTAACTTGGTTTTACTATATCACTTTCAAAAGTGATAGTCAAGCGTTTTTATAACTTTTTTTAGTTATATTTTTTCTTGACTTTTTCGCCACCATATTATAATATAGAAAACAAGCAAATAATTGCGTAAGGAGGTTATAAGATGCTAAAATATAAATTTAATGTAGGCGATGCGCTAGATCGTGCCGGATTTACTTCATATAAGGCAAAAACAAGCGGTATACTAAGTCAAGACACGCTAAAGAAGATCAAGAAGGAAGATACAAACATATCACTAAAGGCGATCAATAGCTTGTGCATGATCTTAGACATGCAGCCGAAAGATCTACTTGTATATGAAGAGACAGACACAGAGAAAGAGCAGAAAGAAAAATTATAACTTTTTAAAAAATCACTTGCAAAAGTGATAAAAACGTAGTATCATAGGTTTAACAAATAAAGAAAGGGCAGCCAAGGCTGTAGGGTGGTTAATATGACAAAAGGATATGTAAAAGATTTTTTCGGAAATGATACCGAAATGAGAAGCTGGGTTTTTGGTAACGGAATTGAAGTGTATGAAAAGGATTTTGACAATAATTTACATTGCTTTGACGTTTACAACGGAGAAGAAAAGCTCGGAACGATTTACCCGGACAATATCGGCGATATGGAGAGCTGCATAGAATTGTTAAACGCTGGAGAAGACCCAATAAGCGGACACTGGGAAGATGGTTGCGGAAATTTATGTACACTGCAAGGATGGGGGGAATGATGATGATATGGGGTAAATTGCTTGAAACATACGAAAATTGTAATGATATAGTAAGGGTGGCGCATGTTGCGCTGCCTTTATCTGTTGGCGTGTTACTTGATCCGCTGGGAAAATTATTGCTTATACAAAAATTTGAAAAAAAGGAATGGGCAGAATCGCCTTGTACTGTTAAATCCGAAACACGGACAAGCAACATATGCCCGCATATCTTAAACGACAAATACACGTATATAGGCAGCAAAGATAAAGAAAAGCACGGTAAATATATGGATCAGCTAAGACAATACGCGAAAAATAGCAATCACTTATACCCATTTGCCGTATATAAATATTTGTCTGAAAATGATATTGACAAGGATTTGATCGAAAATGACATACAGATAGGTGACGGTGATTATATTGGTTTTGCAGTCTATAAAACGGAATATGATCCGAAAGAGTGGACGGAATATTATGTAAACACTTTGCCTAAAAATGGTTTATGCTCTGTAACTATGCAAGAGGATTACATACCGGAAGCATACCCGGCTAAAATTATGAGTGTAACAGACAAATCAAAAATATTTGCTAAAGGTTCCGACGTCGGATATATTGCATCCCAAAAAATTATACATACGATGCAGTATCTTAACTGGTACAAAGCAGCAAAAAATATATAAAATTAGCCCCGGCTGAAAAGCTGGGGTTTTTCTTTGGTTGCCAAGTGGTTAACAAGACGGCGAAAAAACAAGGTTGCCAAAACAGCTACAAGCCGCGTAAATACTGACTTTTGACAAATGTATACATTCTGTATCCATAGTGTATACATAGTGTATCCATACCGTATACATACCGTATCCATACCGTATACGCAAAGAAAAAAGAGAAAAAGAAAGCAGAAAGAAAAGAACCAAAAGAAAGAGTAAAGAATAAAGATAAATAAAGAAACACGATATATATATAATATAAATATAATTTTATATTTTTATTTATATATTTTATCAAGGCATATATTATATATAAATATATATACTATATCGCGCGCGGATATATATTATATAGGCGGTATATGTGTAGCATAAATAAATCTATTGACAAGGTATATATGCCTGTGATATGGTTTATTCAACAACAAAAGCCGAATCACTCAGGAAACGCCCCGGAGCCGTGGGAGGGGATCAACGCCCGTTTATGTGATAGGCAGCGGAGCAAGGACGGCGAACAGATCAGCGATACACGCTCACAAGGGAAAGGCAATCAAGACCTTTTATACCCTTGTGGGCGTTTTTTAGTACCCTAAACGATCAGAAAGGAGCGCGGAGCATGGAAAAAATGGAAGCGGCAGAAGATACACAGGAAGTTTTTGAAAATGATATAGCTATGTATCTGCGGATCTTTTGCGAGGAACAAGAGATAGAGGACATGCGCGCCGCGTCTCAATCCGTATATAATGCATGTCTTAGATATATACAACGTCATGTATTTAAAGATAAAGACATATTAAAGGATAAGAGCAATGTATATAATATAAATAACAGCATCATGAGTAACTATAACAGATACAATTATGATCTGTTAAATGATATATGTGACTATTATATATATATATCTATGTTGTATGATAAAGAAGTATCTATAATGGGTTTTTGTAATCTAACAGGGATAGATAAAGATACTGTTACAACATGGAGTAAACCGGACAGATTAAGTCCGTTGAGCATGAGCATATACAAAAAACTTTGTGAAAATAGAGAGGAATCTTTGTCAAATAAACTCGTGACTGGAAACAAGAACCCTGTTGGCGTGATAGCTGTACTCAATAGACAATTCGGTTGGGCATCGCCGTACACCAGTGACAGCAACCGTCAAAAGCAACCGCTAACAGCCGCAGAGCTGCCAAAGTTAGCGCCATCTAATTGCGCGGAAATCACAGACAAATCGGCATCAGATCAGCCGGAAGGAGTTGTTTGAAATTGTGCATATTTTCAAACAATTAGAAAAGCCAGTGTTTATGCGGCTTTCGGAGATTTTAAGAGGTTTTAACTATTCGACAAAGATTTATTTATCGAATAGTACGAAACAATAAAAGAATATTTTGGAAAAATATATACAATTTAGAAACAATTTAAAAGCAAGAGAAGAGCGGCGGAAAGGTTCCGACTGACAGGGGGCGTGGGGGTCTAACAAAAAAACGGATCAGACCCCTACTAAGTCCCTAAAATATCCTTAAAAACAAAAAGACCTTATGGAGATAACAGACATGAACCTAGTAGACCTGATAATGATATTATTAAATATAACAAGCATCATACTCCTTGTACTGGTAGTAATAGAGTATAGAAAGATGATAGAGGTAATAGAAAATGACGAATAGAGAACACTACAGGGAACAGATAATTGATATCTGCTCTAAAGGTAAAAGACCTATAGTTGACTCTGGCAGGCTGGCAAGTTGCAGTAGGCATGATTGCAGTGGATGTCATAACTGGTATAAATCGCAGAATTTTTTCGGTACGGGTTTTTCATGCAGAGCGCAGGAGAATTTCACGAAATGGCTGGAACAGGAATATGAGCCGGCGGTCGACTGGTCGAAAGTGCCAGTAGATACCCCAATACTTGTTAAAGACGAGCGCAGCAGTGACAAATGGTTTGAAAGACACTTTGCATATTATCATGATGGGAAAGTTTGCGCATGGAAAAACGGGAGAACAAGCTATACGACGCAACAAGATCCGCCAAGTGTATGGCAATATGCAAAATTATACGAACAGGAGACGAAGTAAATGACAGGACATGAATACCAATTACTAGCTGCTAGGACGATCAATAAGGATCTGACAAATAAAGGCTGCGAAATGCACGCGCTGCACGGCATGGTTGGAGAAATCGGAGAACTACACAGCCTATACCAAAAGAAATACCAAGGTCATGAGTTTGACAAGCATCACGCTATGAGTGAAATCTCCGATCTGCTTTGGTTCATTGCAGAGTATTGTTCGACAGTCGGACTGAACCTTGATGATGTGATGCAGTACAACATCGATAAGCTGATTGCAAGATACCCGGATGGATTTTCGGAAGAAAAATCACTGCACAGGTCGGAGGGGGATATCTGATGTACTTTGATGATACAGACAATGGACTTGGAAATAAGAGAAAGCGTTGCGCGAATTGCAGATATGGAGAATACGACAAAACGCAAGGATATGTATGCTGCAACGATTCAAGCGAATATGTAGCAGATTTTGTGGAATATAATTTCTGTTGTGTGGACTACGAGGAAAAGTAATGGAAATAGCGGGAAAACAGATAAATGATGAATGTACAAAATGTGCGGAACTGCTGCAATGTGAATTATTTAAGCAAGGACATGGCATAAGGCGGCCGAGATCAAATATCCGGCAGATGCTTGAATGTCAGATGAAGCATAGAGAAAAGGCAGGTGGTGCAGAATGAAAGAGATTGCGAGAAGCCCTAAAAGGGCGGTCTGAAAGGAAAGGTTTTGTTTTATATCACAGAGTAACTAATAACACACATAATATAGCATTTTACCCCATAGGGCTTGAAATACAGCCCTATACAACGAGACATGGTGTAAACGGAAAACATTGGCAGCCTTAACCCCCTCAAACCCTCTGTCAGATGTCGGTTCGATTCCGGCTGTCTCGATTTGTCTGAATTATTAGCCATTTTTCGGACACCCCTAAGACCCACTAGCAGAAAGCTGATTAAAGAGCCGTCACAAGGCTTGGTGGGTATCGGCGGAAATGACGCGCCGCCGGACATTGGCAGTGAAAATCAACCCGTGATTCATAGCACGACAGTTAAAGGCTGCACTCCTTTCATAATTGTTTGGTTTGTGGGCGGTTAGTGCTTATTCGCTCACAGCATAGGGCTATCGCCAAGCGGTAAGGCACAGCACTTTGACTGCTGCATTCGTAGGTTCGATTCCTACTAGCCCCATTTCTGCACGGCAGACTATCGTGCGCCGGAAGTATATGAGTGATTTATAAAGAACAATTTATTTGATGCGTGGCGGAATAGGTAAACGCTAATCAATGGTTAAGAAAAAGGTATGCGACAAGAATTGCTAGAACAAGTCCGGTAAATAGCTGTAAGCAATTATACCTATAAATCTGTTAGAAAATATAAATCCATTTATCCTTAATTGTAAGTGCGGACTAACTAACAGAATTTCATGTGTGGTGCAAATCCACACCGCATCAATCGGTCGGGTAGCTCCCGAATAAGCAGGCGTTGTGGTAGTCCCTGCTGAAAAATCAAAACGCTTGTGTGGCTGACTTTAACTCGAATATGAAAAGAGTTGGAGCTGGTCGCACAAGAAACCGCACAACGATTGCGAGGTGTTAGCTGTATGGTACAAAATTGTATAAACTGTGGTGCACCGATAGATACAGCGCATACAAAATGTCCGTATTGCGGCACGCCATACGAGTATGATGGATTTAATGCCAAGTTTGAAAATAAAAACGCTTATGGAACATTACGAGTGGCAGACAAAGAGTATCGGGTATACTTAGGTGATGTTGAATTTAACGGAATACCTTCGATGAATGACATATATAGAGACGAGAACGGCATAATACATCGAAATTTGCTGACAACAAAACGAAAATTTATGTTGATTGAGGTGTGATATGTGTAAATTTTGCGAAAATATAGGGATTGGATTACCAGATTGGAATTTCTTACCCGAAGATGATGCGGAAATAGTTCCGGATGGGATGAAAATAGAAATCAGAAAAGTTATTGATAAAACAGCACTTGTATTTACGAATAGCGCAGATGAATACGGAGCAGGAGCAATCAATATTAGGTTCTGCCCTATGTGTGGCAGAAAGTTGGTGGAAGAATGAAAATGTTTAAAGACTGTTCAATTTGCAAATATTGTGATGAAGATCTTATTTTTGATGAAGAAACAGGAGAAGAATATCCGTTTTATATTTGTCAAAAAGGAAACGATACATCACTTGACTATGAGTGCAAGGATTTTGAAAGGTTTACGAATAATGAGTATGACAGACGTAATTGAATCAATAGAGCGAGAAGCATTCAGAGAAGCACAAGCGCATGAAATCACAGGGAGAAATGGAGAACCTATAGATTGTTCCACTTTAGGAGATAAACCTGTTATTGCGGCAGATAATGAAGAAGACAGGCAAGCGTTGAGAGATTGCTTTAAGAGGTAAAAATATGGAGTACCAAGACGCAATTAAGAAAATGGAAAAAGGAATAACAAAACTTCAAAAAAAATTAGACGAAGCCAAGTCAGGAATAAAAACATCACAGAATGAGTTTCTTGCTTGCGATGATACGATGAAAATAGATATTCTTGGAACGGAATACAGGATTGAAACCCACAAAGTATCAGAGGACAGTTTCATGGAGAAAAAAGGTCTTGCAGGATATTGTGGAGAAGAAGACAAGTTGATAGTAGTTGCCGATATGTCGGAAGAAAAATATTTTGTAGGCATGGACGAAAAAGCGCAGGAAACATATCGCAAAAAGACCTTAAGACATGAAATTATACACGCTTTTCTGAATGAGAGCGGACTGTCTGATAGTTCAAACCGGTTTGATGGTGCATGGGCAAAGAACGAGGAAATGGTTGATTGGTTTTCAATTCAAGCTCCGAAAATCTTTTCTGCGTTCAAGAAAATGAATATTTTGTAAACATGTATTACCGGCTAACAAAACGGTTATCCAATATCTTAAAACAAGACCAAGAAAATAGTCTTTAAATAATTTCCAAAACGCCAAGAGGTGCGTACAATATTGGTGTGCTAAGAATAGCTTTTACTACTGACTACGCATTTTACCGGCTACAGATTGATTGTAGCTGCTATCCTAGAAAAATTATAGGCAGAGATTTCTTTTCGGCATCTCTGCTTGAATGAGCGGAGGTACTTTTCTTTATGGCATCTAAAGAACTAATCAACACAGTAAATCAATATGACAATTTTATAAAGACACATCTTGTCGATGAATCCGTAATATCTGCCTATGTAGAAGCCTGTAAGGTGGCTATAAATGGTGAAAAGGATATTGAGTATGGGTTACAACTTACAAAGCGTTCTAAGGGCATTATAGAGCAATTCTGCATGAAACAAACAGGCGGAACTATATGGGATTTAGATTACTACCAATTCAAGCATGAAACAACGCCATATGATCTGTTAGACAAATATCTGAATATCTATAAACTGGAATCTCATTATAGGTTTGAAAGTTTTATGATCTTCATGGAAAAAAACAGGGCACCTTGGGAAAGGTTCTATTTGCCTAGACAAAATCCGTTGAAGCAAGTAGCAGATTTAATACAAGACTTATACGATGATAAACTTGACGAGGGCATGGTTTTTATGCCGGGTCGTGTGGGTAAAACTCAAATTGTAAAAATGGGTAATTTGTGGTTTGGTTCCAACAGACCAGAAAGATCAGATTTGTATTCTGCATATTCGGATAAGATCACTGGCGGATTTTATGATGGAATATGTGAAATGATGACAGATCCAACATATACCTATGCAGAGATTTACCCGGAAAATGTAGCAAAAAAAATTTACACAGATGGAAAAGATCTTACAATAGATCTTGTTCGCAAAAAGACATATCCAACATTTACTTGCCGGTCAATATATGGAACGCTGAACGGAGCATGTGACTGTGATGGACTTGGAATTTATGACGATCTTTTTAGCGGTATTGATGAAGCACTAAGCGAAGATCGACAAAATACGGTATGGGGCAAATTTGACAACAACTATATGCCAAGAATGAAGCCGGGAAAAGCAAAACTTATTGGAATCGGCACAAGATGGGCGCCAAAAGACGTACAGGGCAGAAGATTAGAATTGCTGCAGAACGATCCAGAATATGCAGGAATAAGACACAGAGAGATAATTATTCCTGCACTTGATGAAAACGGAGAAAGCAATTTTGATTACCCGTACAAACTCGGCTACTCAACGCAAGACTACAAAAGACGTATGGCTTCGTTCGAGAATAACGATGATATGGCTTCATGGCTTGCACAGTATCAGCAGGAACCTATTGAACGTAAAGGGCAGATGTTTAACGTTGATACTATGAATTTCTTCAATCCGGCAGAAATCGAAGAAGTACGACCAGATAGAATATTTGCGGCAAACGACCCAGCATATGGCGGCGGTGACTTTGTATCCATGCCTATCTGCTACGAAATTGACGGAGAATATTATGTACTTGATGCTGTTTACAACGACGGAGATAAGGAAATAACAATACCAGAAGTAACAAGCAGAATAGAATCACATTTAGATAAATTCCCAAACAAAACTGCAGAGGTGCATTTTGAGGAAACGAAATCTACATCCAGCTACAGAACCGCTTGCGAAAAAATATGGGAAGAGGACGGATACCCAGTCAATGCAACACATGATCCGGCGGACAACAAAACTGCAAAAATGGATAGAATCAAGAATCATGCGCCGGACATACGGAAGCTGCATTTTGTAGATATGAAGCATCAAACAAAAGAGTACAGAAAATATTTTCAAAATATCTTGTCTTGCACATATGAAGGAAAAATGAAGCATGATGATGGAGTAGATTCAACAGCGCAGCTTTGTGACATGATTTATAGCCCTAAAAGAAGAAAAAGAAAAGCTGTTATTATACAAAGCCCTATTTGAGAAAGGAAAATAAAAATGACAACGAAAGAATATTTAAACCAAATAAGCCGGCTAAATCGAATGATAAATAACAAACTTTCAGAGCTTGCAGAATTAAAAGAATTGTCAAAGAGCATATCTGCTGTATCAAACAAAGAACGTGTTCAGACTTCTATGGAGCGAGACAAAATTGGAAATACGCTTTCTAAAATTGACGAAATGGAAAGAGAAATAGATAAAATGATAGATTCTTATTCTGACAAGAGGACGCATATTATCGGTCAGATAGATTCGATGGAAGATGAAAACAGCTATGACATTCTTTTTTCGAGATACATTGAGAAAAAGACGTTTGAAAAAATAGCTGATACAAAAAATTACTCTTTCAGGCAAATAATCAGGCTACACGGAATTGCATTAAAGCAATTCGAGGAAAAATACGGTAGCGAATATATGTCATAGAATGTCACATTGAAAAAATTGTATAATTACAATGGGCAAAGCCCATAAGAGAAATACGAACAAAATAGCAGAAACTATAAAGCTAATGTATAAAGAAAATAAGAATCTTGAAAGGGCATCGCAGTAATGTGGTGCTTTTTTCGTGGAGAAATTTATGAAAGAAAAGAAAATATATTGTCCTAGATGCGGTCGCAAGGTGGCTACATACGATGGACGGTCACAAATAGATATAGTTGTAAAATGCAGAAAATGCAACAAAAAAATCGTGTACAGGGTCGCGACAGGAGATATTGAAGTAAAGCCGTTACCAGTAAGGCAGACAGCAAGCGGAATGACGTTTATTTAGTGTAGAGGTAAGTCAATGCAAACAGGAAGAATTGTAATTTATACAGGCGTAAAAGAAATAACATCTGAAAACGTAATATCTGTTTTGCGTGATGCAATTTTAGAACACGATCAAAATTCTGCGAGAATACAATTTTTACTTGATTATGATGCCGGCATACAGCCAATAGTAAGAAAAAACCCTAAAAGCTATAGACCTGATATTGATTGCTCGTGCTGTGATAATGTGGCAAATGAAGTTACTGAATTCGCCCTCGGATTCAAGTGGGGGAACCCTATAACACTTGTGCAAAATGGGGATAACGAAGACCCTAACCTCACAGAAGCTATAGCGGAATTAAACAGCTGCTATGAATCACAGAACGCAAGACAAAAGCAACAGGAACTTGCTAGATATGTTGAAATCGGCGGAATCGGATATGTTTATATTGATATAAATACAGAATACGAGGATGGAGAAAGCTATTTCACATACGATGTTTTGGATCCAAGAACGACTTTTGTAGTAAGGTCAACAGCTTACAGCGACAAGAGAGTTATTCTTGCTGGGACATATATAAAAGATAGGCACAGCGGTACAAGATACTACACTTGTTTTACCAAAGATACGCGATATGAAATTACTGACGGAATAAAAATCACTAACGGAAAAAGCAAAGAGAAAACAAAATGGGGGTTTTTGAAGAGAAGCGGAGAAGAAAATCCGCTTGGCAAAATTCCCATTATTGAATACGTGAGATCGTATGACCGCATGGGATGTTTTGAGCGGCAAATATCAGAAATGGATAATTTGAATCTGCTCATTTCAGATTTTACCAATGATGTTGAACAGAACACACAGGCTGTATGGCATACGAATGATGTTGATTTCCCGTCTGTAGAGCAAAAAAATGAAGATGGAACCACAACAGAAATTCCTATAAAACCAAAATCCGGAGAATGGATGCAGACATATACTGCACCGGATGGAAAAACGCCAATCGTTGAACCACTTACGATCAATTATGATTATACGGGTATGTTGAACAACATCCAATCGAGAAGACAGATTATATTGCAGAAGTGCAATGTTCCCCAAAGAAATGACAACAGCGGCGGCAGTACAGGCGTTGCAATGTCGGATGCCACAGGTTGGTCGCAAGCTGAAACAGCGGCTGCAAAGCAGCAGTTGATTACTGACGGATGCAAAATGGAAGAGATAAAAGTCGTTTTGGCGGCAATCAAACTGTCAAAAGACGTTATACCCGAAAATCCGTTGATGAATCTAAAAGCAAGAGACATAAAGCCAAATATCAAAAGGCAAAAAACTTATGAAATGTCAACTAAGGTTAATGCAATGGCAACATTACTCAGCCACGGATTTAGCCTTAAAGATACAGTAGAAGCAATCCCGTTTTTTGATGATCCTAACGATGTGGTAGCACGTAGCGGAAAGATGGTTAAAGCCTATCAAGACAGCATAATCAAAAAGGATGCAGATAATAAGGGAGAAGGCGGAGAGGGAGAAAAAACTCCTAATAACGACCGAATCATGCAAGATTTATCAGATCAGACTGGTAATAGCCCTGTGATTGATAAAAGCAGAACAGATAAATAACTGATACATAGCCACTAGGAAATACCTAGTGGCTTTTTATATGCCCTAGAGAAAGGGCAATACAAATTTCGCAGAAAGTTAGAGAAAACTTAAATCGCAGAAAGAAGAGGTAGTAATTATGGCAGAAGTAACCACAACAGAAACTGAATCAACAAAAAATACTGAACAGGCAACAGAAGCGAACGCTTCTGAAAAAACGCCGACGGTAGAAGAACTCATGACACAGCTTGCTAATGAAAGAGCAGAAAAAGAAAGATACAAGAATGCATCTGACAAGGCAAGTTCGGAAGCCGCAGCCTATAAAAAGCAGCTTAGGTCAAAGCAGACGGCAGAAGAGCAGGAAGCAGAAGCAAAAGCAGAAGCGGAAAAACTTCAAACAGAAAAGTTTGAAAGCATGAGCAAAGAGCTGAATCACATTAAAGCAGTCAATGCTTATCAAAAAACTATCAGTGATGATAAATCCATTGAAGCGTTGATTGATGCGGTTGCTGATGCAGACCATAGCATGATTGCAAGCGTGATTGAGAACGAGGTTCAAAGACGCGTGAAATCAGAAAAAGCGGAATGGCTGAAATCAAGACCGCCTGTAAATGCAGGCTCCGGGGAAGACAGCGCAATTACGCAAGAACAGTTTAACAAGATGAACTACCACGAAAGAGTGGAGTTCAAGAATAAAAATCCTGAGCTTTACAAGAAGTTCACAGAATAAAACGGAGGTAATAATATGCCACAAACAAAGTTAGCAAACTTAGTAGATCCACAGGTAATGGCTGATATGGTATCAGCTAAGCTCCCAAAGAAAATCAAATTTTCTCCTATTGCAAGAATTGACACAACGCTGGTAGGCAGACCGGGAAGCACAATCGTTGTACCGAAATATGCGTATATCGGCGATGCAGAGGATGTTGCAGAAGGCGTTGCAATGGGCACGACTGTACTTACTGCATCCACAACAGAAGCAAAGGTAAAGAAAGCTGGAAAAGCTGTAGAGTTAACAGATGAATCCGTCCTCTCTGGTTACGGAGATCCTATGGGAACAACGGTAAATCAGATAGCAATGTCAATCGCTGCAAAAGTAGATAATGATTGTTACGACGCCCTTTGTGACGCGCCAATCCAGTACGATGGAGCAGCCGCAGATATCAGCTATTCTGCAGTTGTAGCGGCTAACAGCAAGTTTGATGATGAATCAGATGGAGCGCTCACAAAAATCCTGTTTATCAATCCGGCACAGGAAGCTACATTGCTGAATGACGCGGATTTCAAGTCAAATGACAAATATCCACTTAACGTGATTATGAACGGTACAATCGGATCTATCGCGGGAGCACAAGTTGTTAAATCCAAGAAGGTAAAACTTGTTAAGTACGAGAAAGACAACGAAGCCGGCACCATTACAATCGTAGCAGATACAGTAACAGAAGATGCGACAAAGAAGCATCTGTCAACAATTCTTCCGAACTATGCTGGAAAACTTGCTGTGGGAGACAAGGTTAAGAGCGCAACAACGCCTTATTATGCTTGCCCTATCGTGATTGTTTCCACAGAAGACCCTAACGAGGATTCAGGCGCAGATGGTGCTTCCGAAGAAGAAAGCGCACTTACAATCTACATGAAGAGAAGCGTTGAGATTGAATCAGACAGAGATATCCTTGCAAAAACAACGGTTATCTCCGGTGACGAGCATTACACGGCAGTATTAAGCAATGATTCCAAGGTTGTTGTTGCACATTTTAAAGCTGCTACAGAGTAAGGCGGTGATCGTATGCTGTTAAGAAGACATAAAATCAATGCTGCTACGCTATGCGAAGTAGAAGCAGAAAAAGAGATCCAAAAGGAGACATACGGGAAAGAACTTAATTATGAAGAAGAGCCGGACAAATTTCCGTGCTCTTCTTTTACTAAGACAAGTATCAACCGTATGTCTACCGCAGAATTACAAGAGCTTGCAGAAGAACAGGGAATTGAAGATGCAAGAGAAATCAACGGTTCAGAGTTAAAAAAAATTCTGATTGAAAAATTCAGACTGTAGGTGGTAATTATGGCAGAGTACAGCATCGTGGAGCAGGTTAAAATCCGGCTGAAACAATTTCATATTGAGACGGTTGCGAATGAGGACAAAACTACTTCCGACGTTGTTGTATTCGATAAGCCGCAGGATAACCCACTGATCGAGCAGTTAATCAAGCAGGCAAAGCAGGATATTGTGGCTATGCGGAATTATCCAAGCACATATACGTCAGAGAGAATCGAAGCTGACCTTAAAAACTATGAAGCGGTTATCGTGAATTTGGTTGTGTATGATATGTCGCAAGCTGGCGAGGAATTTATGTCAAGTTTCTCTGAAAATGGCGTAAGCCGTAATTGGAGAAAACGAAGCGAATTATTCGTTGGTGTATATCCGTTTGCCAAGGTCTTATAGAGAAGATTGTGCGTTACCGTGTTTGCTGTGCGGATGCGGTAGCAGGCGGCACACTTTAAGGGCGGTGGGCGGTGTGCCAACAAAAAGAAAAATAGGAGCTACAGAATGAAAGAGTTTTTGTTACAGACATATACAATCGTGCTTCCAATAATGCTCGGATATATTGTCTGGCTTCTAAAGCAACAAAAGAAAGATAAGGACGCAAACAGCAAAGGAACAATGTTACTTTTGCGTGTGCAACTTATAGAATACCATGACAAATACGTTGCACTTGGAGAAATACCGTCTTATGCATATCAGAATTTTTCTGAAATGTACGACGCGTATCACGCGCTTGGCGGCAACGGAATGATAACAAAAATGTATGAGGAAATTAAGCAAATACACTTAAAGAACGGAGGTAAAGAATAATGCAGGAATTATTAAGCAACGCAACATTATTGATTGCTGTAATTGGATTTATGGCATTTATCGTTTCAGTAATTACGCAGGTAGTCAAAGGCGTTTTAGGAAAAGTGCCGACTGACTTGGTTGTGTTTGTGCTTTCAATCGCTCTTACGGTAACAGCGTTTGTGGCGTACATGCAGTATATCAAAGCTGAAATTCTATGGTATATGATTGCTGCATCCGTAATCGTTGGGTTTATTGTGGCGTTTGTTGCCATGTTCGGATGGGAGAAATTATCTGAACTATGGAAGCGGTTTGGCAAGGATGTGAAATAATGTCACTGGATATCAATAAGCAGAAAATGACATATGCACTACCAACAGGTCAACAGCCCAAATACGAACTGGATTCTGACGGAAATATAATTTACGAGGGCTATACGGACGACGATGGAGTATTCATCCCATACTTAGATGATGATGGAAACAAGATACCAAAATTGACAGGAGATACGATAGATACTTATTCGGCTCCTGTTATTTTTTATTCTTCTATCAACAACAAGCTAAACGAAGTGTTGGCAAAGGAATTTGGTATTGATGATTCAACCAATTATGCACAGCTTGTTACCGATAAAGAAAAGTTTCCGCTGAAAGTCGGTGCTCTGATTTGGAAAAAGTCAGAAGTGGTGTACACGGTTATCAATGGAGAGCCTATGGTAGATGCTACGACCGCAGATTACACGGTTAAAGGTGTAGCGGACGAAGGATTGACAGTTGACCTTTATCTGCTGCAAAAAAACGTCAAAAATGCGGAGTAGGATATGGCAAAAAAAATCACTATAACTCTATCGCAGAAGTCCATACAAGACGCCATAAGCCAAATTAAGGCATACCAAAATGACTTGACGTATAAATGTCAGTTATTGGCTGAAAAGCTATCCGAAAAAGGCGTAGAGATTGCAAGACTGCAATTAGCAGACCTTGATGCAATATTCACTACGGAATTGATTTCAAGTGTTCATGCGGAATACAAAGGAAGTATAAAAGGCGGCGGTATATGGGCGGTAGTAGCTGGAACAGATCATGCAATGTTCGTAGAGTTTGGTACTGGTATTGTCGGTAAGAGATCGCCGTATCCGGGGAAATTGCCGGATGGTGTTGACTGGCAGTATGCAAGCGGTAAAACAATCAGACAGCTAGCAGATGGTCGGTATGGTTGGTTTTATCAAGATGATAACGGCGAGTGGTGGTTTACAGAAGGTATGCCTAGCAGACCATTTATGTACTACACAGCACAGGAACTTGAAAAAATTGTGGCTGAAACAGCAAAGGAGGTATTCGGTGGAAATCGATAATTTATGGGTTTTTGACAATGAAACAAAGATAATCAGTAACCTTAACTCTTTTGCTATCCCTGCATTGAAGCAGAATTTTACAAACATGAAATTCCAAAAGGGAATCACGATTACAAATTTGAAAAGCAGACTGGCAGGAACGATATTTCCGACCATATACGTGCACGAAATGAGAGGTACGGAAATCGGAGAAACAATCGACGGACAAACGATGAATGGCATAAATTCAACGTATCAAGTAGATGTGATTGTCAATACACAACAGTCGGATGCTAAAAAGATACTTGCTATAGTAGCAAGTGTTTTTAAAAAAATGAGGTTTAAAATGATAGCATCACCGGAGTTTAATTCAGAAGAAAAGATATATCGAAGTACAGCAAGATTTTGGCGGCCAATAGCCGCAAATGACAGATTGTTAGATCAATAGACCGAAAGGTCTTATTTTTTTATGAAAAATTAAGGAGGTATACAACATGGCATCAGCAGGAGTTTCCACACTTGGAATTACTTTTGGTTATGGGGTAGAAACAACAGCCGGAACAAAACCTACGGCTTTTACACGGCTTACCCGCATCAACGCGATCGGGGGTATCACAATCGAAAATGAGCAGATTGAGGCATCCGCAGTTGAAGATTTTATCACAAGATATGTGCGTGGGCGTGGCGACACAGGCGGTTCTTTCCCGGTAACGATCAATTTTACAGCAGAAACAGTCGCAGAATGGGAAAAACTTATCTCTGATTACGAAGCACTTACAGATGGCAAAAGAATGTGGTATGAGACAATCATTCCCGGATTTGAAAAAGCATTTTTTGTTGTGGCACAGCCGCCTACAGCATTTCCACAGCCGGAAATCGGGCAAAATGAACTTCTTACGGTTGAAATGAACTTAACTGTTGAAGAATATAAGGGAATGGATACAAAGGTAGCTTTTACACCGGGGGAATAAATAGCCAGTCAGAAACAAGTAATGGAAAGGCTGTGCTGACTGGTTATGAAGATGAAGCAGCCGAGCCAGAGATTGATAAGTATTAAATAGCAAAGGGCGGTCTACGGACTGCCCCTTTCCTATGTGAAAGACATAGGGGGAAAGGAAAAGGTAACAAAATGAAATATTTTACATTAAATGGAAAAGAATACAAGTCCAAAGAACTTGACTACAATACAGCCTGCGACCTTGAAGATATGGGCGTGTCGCTTGAAATGGCAAATACGCGACCTATGTCAATGGTACGTGCGTATTTTGCCTGCTGTGCTGATATTAGCAAAGAAGCGGCAGGAAAAGAAATTGAAGCGCATATTGTAGCCGGCGGGAAACTGGATGATGTTATAGATATTATGACAGAAGAGGTTGAAAACAGCAGTTTTTTTCGCGCTCTCAACAAGACAGTGGAAACGGAAGATGCAGAGAATACGTCGGAGCAGGGAAAAGAAGAGAAAAAAGAAAGAAGCAAAAATTAAGAGATTTGCTTGAAAAAGAAGTATTTCCGCAGGCGTATGTAATGGGTGTTACGTGGGAACAGTTTTGGAAACTAAACCCACGTAAACTTGATTCTATTTTTGCTGGATACAAAGCCAAGCTAAAAGAAGATGATTATAAGAACTGGTTAAATGGTATTTATACACAATCAGCAGTTTTTGTCTCAATAGACATAGCACTCAATGGCAGAAAATCAAAAAGCAAGTATCTAAAACGACCGATCCTTGAAGAAATGGAAAATCAGCAAAATATGTCAGAGGAAGAAATGCAAAAGCAAAGAGAATTGTTTGTTGCAAAACTCTTGGCAATGCAAGCAAATTTCAATATAAATCATGGGGAGAAATCCAAAAATGAGCAAGAAAGTAATTGATGTATCATCATATCAAGGTTCGATAAATTGGCAGCTGGTAAAACAGTCAGGCATTGATGGCGCAATCTTAAAGATTATGCGGAAAAACCTTGCTAAAGATAAGTTTTTCGAGGTCAACTACAAAAACGCAGAAAATGCCGGTGTTACTGTGATTGGAGTATACAACTACAGTTATGCGACTACAGTTGCAAAAGCAAAGGCAGATGCCAAGAAAGTATTAGAGCATTTAAACGGAAGAAAAACAACCGTATGGCTCGATGTAGAGGATAAGTGCCAACAGGGGCTTGGAGTGGCTCTTATAGGCATCATACGTGCTTACAGAGATATCATTGTTGCCGCAGGATATGACTTCGGTGTTTACACTGGATACGCATTTTATAACAAATACATTCTACCTTATGGCGGAGTAGATTGTAAGCTGTGGATTGCAAAATACGGTATCAATGATGGCAAGTACAATGTCAACCGTCAGCCTGTGGTTAGCGGTAATATGGTCGGATGGCAGTACACGTCCAAAGGAACTGTAGGCGGCGTATATGGCAAAGTGGATTTAAGTATTTGGTATGAAGATATTGAAAACAATACCGCCGCTGTATCACATAGAAATAATTACCCGGAACCGCGCAGACTGTTGAAAAAAACAGTACCTTGTCAACGCGGAGAGGATGTTAAGTGGCTTCAATGCGAGCTTGTATATCACGGTTTTCTTGTACGCAAAGACATTGACGGAATTTTTGGAAAAGATACGGCAAATGCGGTAGGAAGATTTCAGAAGAAAGTAGGAATAAAAGTCGATAAGAAGTGCGGAGTGGTAACAATCAGTTACCTAAAAGCAACTAATTGACAACAAAATTTAGAGCGGTGTGGATTTCCATGCCGCTTTTTTTAATTTGAAGAAAGTTGGTGGAAGTATGGCAGAAGTAGATAGCTTAGAGATTGGGATAAAAGCGCAGGCAACACAAGCAAATAACGCATTAAATAAGCTGGTAAACAATCTTACTAGGCTGTCAAACTCTCTTATGAGCGTAAACACAAGCGGTCTCAACGGTTTGTCAAACGGAGTAACAAAGCTGTCTAATGCTATGGCTGGAATCAGCACAGTAAAAACGGCAGATTTTACAAGAGTTGCAAGCGGAATAACCAAAATTTCCAGCATTGACACGGCTAATTTGAACCGCTCTGCATCTGCAATCGGTATGCTTGGTAAAGCATTAACACCGCTGACAGCTTCCGGGGCATCTGATAGAGTTACAGCACTTGCAAAAGCGATTTCACAGCTTGGTTATAAGTCAAGCACAAAAGCTATTGACAATATACCTAAACTTGCCAAAGCCATGAAGCAGCTTATCACAACCCTTTCCGGCGCACCAAAGGTAAGTCAAAATCTTATTGATATGACTAATGCGCTTGCACAATTTGCGCGTACCGGTGCATCCGGCGGCAATGCGGCAAAGGCACTTGCGAATAACTTTACTTCTTTTGGTTCTACGGCGGTAAAGGCTAAAAAGCATACGTTTTCACTAGCATCCGCTTTTGGAAAGCTATATGCTTCGTACTGGCTTCTGATTCGCGGAGCTGGGAAATTAAAAGAAGCAATCAACATATCATCTGCTTTGACAGAAGTACAAAACGTAGTTGTTAATACGTTCGGGCAATATACGGATTCACTTGAAAAATTCTCAAAAAATGCAATACAGCAGTATGGCATTTCTGAATTAACCGCAAAGCAGACAGCAAGTAGATATCAGGCAATGGGTATTGCAATGGGAGTGCCTATTCAGAAAATGTCTGACATGTCTATTGCTCTGACGAAGTTATCCGCTGATATGGCATCTTTCTACAACGTGGAGCAGAGCCAAGTTCAGCAAAATTTGCAGTCCATATTCACTGGCGAGACAGAACCAATGAGAAAATATGGTATCGACCTCACGAATGCCACGCTGAAAGAATGGGCTTTGAAAGAGGGACTTGATGCAGATATTTCATCTATGACACAGATGGAAAAGACAATGCTTCGATACCAGTACGTAATGCAGAATACAGCGAATGTGCAGGGGGACTTCGCTAGGACTGCAGATACATGGGCGAACCAGCTTCGTATCTTGCGAGAGCAGTTTAAGGCGCTTGGGGCTATTTGGGGCAATGCTTTTATCAATATGCTTAAACCACTTGTAAAGGCACTGAATACGGCTATGCAGGCTGTAATTAAGTTTTCCGAAACTGTAGTGAATGCGCTTGGGGTTATTTTCGGTTGGAAAATCGAAATGCAGTCAGGCGCAATCGCAGAAGACTATGACACGGCGGCTGGCAGTGCTGACGATTTAGCCGCGAACACAGGCAAAGCGGCTGATAATGCTAAGAAATTAAAGCAACAGTTACAGGGCTTTGATAAGCTGAACAACCTTACAACAACGCAAGACAACGGAGCTGGAAAAGGTAAGGGAAGCGGTGCTGGTGGTGCTACAGGTGGTGCATCAGGCGGCAATCTGAAATTCAATGTCAAGGAAACAGAAAGCCTTTATAAGAGCAAGATAAAAACTCTTGAAGGACTTGGAAAGTATATAGGAAATAGCTTGTCTAAAGCCATGGAATCAATTAAATGGGATAAGGTGTACAAGAAAGCAAAAGCGTTCGGTACTGGTCTTGCGCAGTTTTTAAACGGTCTTATCAGTCCAAGACTTTTCGGAAATGTCGGAAAAACTATTGCTGGCGCACTTAACACAGCTATCTATGCCGCACTTTCGTTCGGAACTACGTTTAACTGGAAAAACTTAGGCAATTCGATTGCAACAGGAATAAACAAATTCTTTAGTACATTTGATTTTGCGGCATTAGCGCAAACTATCAATGTATGGGTACAAGGAATTTGGGATACTCTTACAACGGCAATCAAGAAAATAAAATGGGAAAAAGTTTTAGAAGGAATCACTGATTTCCTCAAAAATTTGGACTTAAAAACATTATCAATCGTAATAGGCGCACTTGTAATACGTAAAATTTTAAAATTAAAATTGGGCGCAAAACTGCTTTCATGGATAGGCTCTACAGTATCAGCAAAAATAGTCGGCTCTATAGCTCAAAAACTTGGCGTTGAAGCGTCATGGTCTACGGTCGGGCAAACAATTTTAACTAAAATCGGAACGACAATATCGACATCTTTTGCGTCTCTTGGCGGTTTGGGCGGAATTATGACAATGGATATCGGCACAATACTTGGTGCTGGTACTCTTGCCGAAATCGGTTTGTTTGCAGGAACTGCTATAATCGGTGGGATTGTTGCCGCTATTTTCGGGTGGAATGTCGGTCAGACAATCAATGAAAAACTCACAGGCGAAAAAATAGACATGTCATTCTCAGAACAGATGAAAGAAATCAAAAATTCCTTTTCCGATGGTTCGTGGAAAGAAGCCTTGAAACTTTGGGGCGACGATATCTACAACGGTTTTCTTGCTGTTTCAGAATCAGAAGACCAACTCATGAAGCCTGTTAAAGATGGGCTGAATGAAGTGAGAGGAATGTTCTCCGACGGTCAATTTGGAGAAGCTATGTCTCTTTGGGGGCAAGATATATACGACGGTTTCTTGTCGGTATCGCAGTCGCAAGATAATTTTATGAAGCCCTTCAAAGATAAATACAATGAGGTAAAAGGACTTTTTACTGACGGACAGTTTGGCGCGGCTATGGGAGCGTGGGGCGACGATATCAAACTAAAACTGAACAATGTGAAAGACAGTTTCCTGCTGACATGGGATAACATAAAGCTAGGCGTTAAAAGCGCATGGCAAGCTACGGTTGACGGTCTGAAAGAAATATGGAATAAATTTGCATCATGGTTAAATGAGAAGTTATCATTTGATATACCGCCAATCAATATTGCTGGCAAGGAATTATTCGGCGGTACGCATATCGACCTCGGAAAAATACCGACTTTTGCAAGCGGCGGTTATGTTCCAAAGCAGTACAGCTTGCTTATGGCTGGCGAAAATGGTATACCAGAAATCGCAGGAACGGTAGGAGGAAAGGCAGCGGTTGCAGGTGGTGCAGAAATCACAGGTATTAAAGAAGCAATATTGCAGGCGTCAAACAGTGAAATGGCTCTAATGAGACAGCAAAACACGCTACTGCAAGGTATTCTTGCTAAAGAGTTTGGTATCAGTCAATCAGATGTAGGAAAAGCCGCTAGAAGCTATGCAAAGGACTATAACCAGCGGACAGGGAAAGACGCATACAGTTTCGCTTGATAGATTTTTCCCCTTGTGATATTATTAGAATAAATTTTATCATAAGGGGGATAAATATATGGGAAAACAAATAATGTGTCCTAGATGGAGCTGTGATGGCGTTGGCATTCCAGTTGATACAAAAAAGAAATTTTCATTTGGAAAAGCGTTGGTCGGCAATACGGTTGGCGGATTCCTTATGGGCCCAGCAGGAGCCGTAATTGGAACGGCAACAGGGATTAAAGGAAAGAACGGAAAAACGAAATTTGTTTGCTCTAAATGTGGCAAAGTATTTGAGAAAAAAATATAATATGAATTTTTAAGGCAGTCGAAATAGGCTGCCTTTTTTATTTCAAAAAATAATTCGGTGTTGAATTGGCATCTATCAGAAATGGCAGGTGCTTTTTTGATGCTCATTTTTAGACAGGAGATTTACGATGGCATACGCTGGATACCTTATCAGAGTTGGAAATTACACAATCCCAAAGAAATACATTAGGGCGGAAAAATACGACGTAGTTCTTCACGGACAAGACTTGGATTCATACCGTGACGCAAACGGTCAGTTGCAGCGTACAGCCTTACAGCACATGGTTGTTGATGTAACTTTCTCTACTCCGCCTATGATGCACGAAAATACATGGAGAAACCTCATAGACAACATTAGAGCACAGTATACGAACCCTATCGAGAAGAAGTGCACTGCATCGGTTTACGTGCCGGAAATCGGCGATTACAAGGTGCAGGACGTATATTTGCCGGATATCAAGACCAACATATACTATGCGGACGACCACGACATTATATACAACGAAATAGAACTGCAATTTATCGGATATTAAGAGGTAGTAATTATGCTGAATGTGACAGAAGAAACAAAACTGGCATTTTTGCAGAGTAGCAGCCACAAAGAACTAAATATAACATTCCCAGACCATGACTTGATCGTTGGAAACGCCAACATTGTTCAAGAAAGCATGGAACTGGAAGAAAGTATTATGTCCGGAAACGATCTTGAATTTATCGGCTGTGAAAGTAACCGATTCTCTATAGATTTATCCGGCACATTGATTGATATGGACGGTGCACCAGTAACAAAGGATTTAACCGGCACTGATATATCCGTTTCGATTAAAGCAAGCGGATCAGAAGAAAGCGTACCGCTATTTGTCGGAACCGTAGTTGAATATGACGGAAAAAGCAACACACGCAAAAAAACAATCACGGCATATGATGCCTTATATTGGCTGGGAGATTCTGTCAAAGGGGAAGTAGACTGGACGGACTACAATACTCTGAAATTTCCTATCACGATTAAAAAATTCAGAAACTGGCTATTCGGAAAAGTAGGGATTGAGCAGGAATCCGTCGCGCTTCCGGCAGATGATATAGAGACAAGAGGTCTTGACGATTATGTTTACAGTCAGACGAGAAAGTACCAGCGTGGAGAACTGTGTAAATATCACGGAAAAGTATACGCAAGAAAGGTATATACCAAGCAGAAAGAGATTAGCTTTGAATCTGCAAAGTGGTATCAGCCGGCAGAATACAGCAGCACAAAAGTGTACAAATATGGAACAGTAATTGTTAAAAACGGTGCATTTTATCTGTGCAACAAAGACTTTTCGGCGGCTAAAGAGTATTCAGAGGAAGATTGGTCGGAAATCGAATTTGAAACAGAATACAGCGACGAAAACACGACATACCTTGACCTTATTAAACTGGTGTGCCAGTTAAATTGCGTATGGGGCAGAATCGACCGCTATGGAAAGTTTACATATATTTTCCCTACACAGCTGACAGAAGATGATTCGTTTTATCCTGGAGCAGAATCTTTTCTACCAATGTATCCTACCACTGGTATTGATGATTCTACTGGCACTGATTCGGCAAGTAATTCCGTTCACTATGCGCACTACAAGGAAGTGACATACGAGACATACAAGATAAAACCGCTGAACAGGTTCATTGTTCGTGATTCTTCTAAGGATAAAACCAAAGGAAACGTAGGAACCGGAAAGCGGAAGTATATAGTGCAGGGCAACCATCTATTATTTGGTCTTGACAGAATATGGAAAACACAGCTTGCAACGCTTCTGATGGATCAAAATGAGGGTTTCACTTACCAGCCGTTTGAAGCTGCGACAATGGGGCTACCATATATTGAATGCGGAGACGTAGCAATGTTTTACACCTATGATTTCATCAATTCGGCGCAGCAGCAGAAAGATATTTGGGTAGAAATGTCATTTATTATTCTGCATAGAAAACTGACCGGCATTCAACAGCTTATGGATGAGTTGTCTGCTACAGGCGAAAAAGGAAACACACATATATCCGGCAGTGAAGCGCAAGTAAACCAAAACTACACAAACACACAGATTCAGAAATTACAGACCAGCCAAAGCTACACTGAATCCAATGTTGAAAATCTGAATGAACAGGTGGAACAGTTACAAACAAACGGCTTGAAAGTAGAATCGGTCACAGCACTTCCGGCAAGCCCGGATGCAAACACAATCTATCTGATACAGGGAACGGCAGGTTGATGATATGGCAAGAAAACAATCAAGTACGATATGGTATCAAGGGAATCCACATAAAGAGATATATTTTCAAGGTCATTACCACGACAAGATGTATAAGGGAAGTCAGCTTGTGTGGGAAAAACTGGATAATGAATATGCTCCAAACAAATTGTACAGAATATATGATTATGCGACATGGAATAACGAAACATATTGTATTGTTGCAATGTATGGTTTCAATCCATCTACCAAAGAACAAACTTTTGAAGATGTATATATAGCCAAATTTAACAGCGAAAAAATGTGCCTTGATTTGACTTTAAAAGGATTTTTGACAAGCGATAATTATGATAGTTATTATTTGCACGCTTGCAAAGACGGAATTGTTCTAATCGAATGGGATAGCAAATTTTCAAGCACCAATACTGAAAACGAACCTGTAATGAGAATTGCGGATTACCCTTTAAGTAAAAATTCTGTATTTAAAAATATAGGGCAAGGAACATTTACAGAAGACGCTACAATCTTTGTTCCGTCTCATGTAAGAAAGGATAAATCGACTGGAACGCATTATTATGCCCCACAATATGTATTATTTTCTTCTGATTATTATATAAAGCAAACAATAACATCTGAAAATCAAGCGGTCATAACAAAATATAACTATGCAAACGAAGTAATTAAGCAATCAACACCTACTGACTATGCAGTAGAAGGCGCAAGGCAATCAAGAGTAAGGAATGTGTTTGAATTGTCGGGAGATAAATATGTAAGTTACGTGACAACATATAATAACACCAATACATCGATGGAAAATATACGAGGTCTTCTTGTAGACAAGGAAATATCATCAAAGGTACAACAAGTAATCGAAGCTACAAGTGATGCTTATTATCAAATAATCAACACAAGTAATATGGGTCTTACTAAAATGTGCCAAAAAAGAGTAATGGCAAGATACAAAGATGGCGTAATTTTCTCAGCATTTATATATCCAAAAACCGGAACCGGATCAATGTATGTTACGATCAGAAATTATATAGGAAAAGTAGACGGCATATCTATGGTAAATACAGATATATCACCCCATTGTTTTGTTACTTCTAAAAATTCTATTATAATGGTTCGTTACAACGACAAAATCGCAGATGTATATGAAATAAAAGAAAATGAAATAAAGAAATTTAGCACAGGAATATCTTTGGGAGTTTCATACACGAGCAGAGAAATATGGATAGCAGAAGATGAAAATAATTATTATGTAATATCTGATGGATATTACGCTGATTCAAACTATTATGGCTTGATATATGCATTTGACAAAGAAACTTTAAAATTCAGTGGAACTCGTCAAAATATGAAATATAGGTATATCTAAAGGAGGTAATCATGGCAAATTACACACCGACATTTACAAAACCATACCCTAGCGGCTGGGTTGATAAGCCGTCCAAGACTACACCAGCCACAGCGGCAATCATGAACAGCTACGATACAGCTATTGCGGCACTGGAAGCATATCTTAGAGATAATGCGATTGATACGGTTAGAGTTAGCGTAGAGCAGTTTCCATCAGATGGAAGGGAATGGCTTGGAACAATTACAGTGGGAAGCAACCAGTATAGAATCTATATGCCATCGCTAAAATATGAAAATTCAGTTTCCGGCGGCATTAAGATAGGAACTATCACTTTGGGAGAACAGTCTTTTGACGTTTACGCTCCAGCATATTCCGCAGGTGGCAGTACCGTATCAGTAGTGCCCAAAACGCTTACTGGCACAAATATTGCAGAAATCACAGTGGATGGCACAACTTATCAGCTTTATGCGCCTACTAGCGGCGGCGGTAGTGGAAGCACCGTGACAGCAGAAGCTACACTGACAGAAGGTACACAAATAGGAAAGATTACGATTGATGGAACAGAAACAATCCTTTATGCACCGACCGCAAGCCTAATAACTGTAGATGCCGAATTGTCTGCCACAAGTGAAAATCCTGTGCAGAACAAGGTTGTTACAGCGGAACTTGACAAAAAACTTGAAGTTTTGGGAGATGAATCTCAAGCACCCGATGCAGTCAATTTTGATTTAGATTCTGAACTTTCTCTAACTTCCGTCAAAGGTGTACAGAACAAGGTTATTGCGGAAGAATTTCAGAAGTATGCAAACGGCACAAAGGTTGTTGCCAAAGCTACAGAAGCAGAAACAGCAAAAACAGCTGCAAGTGCTACAACCGCACAATCAGCCACAACCGCTGAAAGTGCCACAAAAGCCACGCAAGATGCACAAGGAAATGTAATAGACACGACATACGCAAAAAAGACAGAAATTCCACAGGGGGCTGTTGTTGATGATGCTTTATCTTCAACAAGTACCAATCCCGTACAGAATAAAGTTGTGAAAGCTGAGTTCAACAGGGTAGATAGTAATTTAACTGATTTGAAATATGGGGAAGTAGCAGGTGGAAAGAATCTGTTTACATTAAAAGGTAAAGAGATTCACACTGACAATGTTAAATATGAAGTTATAAACGAAAATAGCGTTTCAATCACTGGCAATGATAATTGTCCTAGTAATCAATGGGTACAGATTGTTGTAAAAAACATTAAAGTAAAGAAGAACACAGATTATGTGCTCAGTATTGGTAATGTATCAAATGCATTAAGTGATACTATGTGCGCTGTTGTCAGAACTGATACTTCTGTAACTATTGGGTCTATGTATAATGTCCAGTCCAATGCGTTAATAAAATTCCATGTAAGGGATTATGATAATGTTTTTATTATACTAAGGCACTCACAAAATGATTCTTCTGGTGCTAGCAATCACACAATAATTTGGAGTGATTTACAGATTGAAGAAGGCACACAGGCAACCGATTATGAACCATATATCCCGTCAGTCAAGATGCTTGCAGAAGAAGATGCACAGCAATCCACTGATTTATCTAATTTAAAAGACGGCACAACACCAGTTGCAAAAGCTGTAGCTGACGAAGATGGGAATAATATAAAAAGTACCTATGCAACCAAAGCAGAAATACCGTCCGCACCATCTTCTTTGTACGAAACAGTAAAAGTTGGTATCACAACAGATTTGTTTGCAAAATCAGCAACGCAACATTATGTAAACTGTGAGCGCGTAGGAAATATTTGTACACTAAGTTTTTGGTTGCAAGCGACAGCAAGCGTAGATTACAAAAATAGGCACGAACTTTTTTATATTGATAAAATACCAAAAAATAATTTAACAATCGGATTCTGCGTAGTGAATTTTAATCAAGCCGTATCAAACACAGCCAATAGCGCTTACAACTACATCAACAGTATATCTGTGCAAGAAGATTATAATGCAATTTTAAAAAGAAATGCTTCAAAAGTATATTTATTGCCATATAGAACAGGAAGCAATATACTATCAAGCGGATATGAAATTATCGGGCAAATTAGCTGGGCTGTTGAAGTCTAAGAAAGCGAGGTATAAAAAATGTCAGCATTAGAGAAAATAACCGATTGGCTCAAACTCGGAAATAAGATAGTAATACCGAAAACATATGCGTCCTGTGTATACGACGCGAACGGAGAGACAGTAGAAGCAAGATTAAAAGCTTTGCAGAGCCAGATTGATACAGGAGGCAGTAGTATAAAAGCGAGTGGAAATGTTACCTACGGTGGCACAGGGGTAGGTGGTTTGGCTACTTACCATGATCTGCAGGCTGCACCTGTACAAACAGCAGAATAACGGAAAGGAGATAGAATATGGCTACAATAATGGGGCTTAATTATTTATATCTGACGAAAGCAGTTGTAAATTCAACAGGCGCAACAGTGTATCAGTTTGACTTTGATATAGAAAAGGTAAGCACTGCACTTGGCTTGAAGGTTACACAACTTGAATCAAATGATGAAAACTATCCATATTATTATCTGATTCATGCAGGGGAGGACACACAGAATGGTGTATTGATTCGTGTTAAACAGAACAAGGATGCTGTTTTTGGGAATTTATATGCAAATGGGTCATTTGATAAATCGACATATTATTTTAGTGCTACAAACATTACAACAACACAGCAATGCGTCCTTTATTATAAGAAAGATGCAAATAGTGTCGTGTTCGGCTTCTCAAAAACAAATGAGGTTCCAAGAATAAGCTGTGCATATTCCGTGTATAGAAAATTAGGAGAGACAGAAGAACACAAGGGATTCCTCATCAATTATAAAGGAACAAGCAATGCCGGAAGTTGTCTCTTAGTAGATGGTACGATTGATACTATCAGTAGAGGTTCTATTTCAATTGGAAATGGTATATTGGCAATGTGTCCAATGATATTTACAACAGCGCAGGTAATTTTTCCGTATGCTTATATCTCACGTATAGATGCTACAGATGTCAACTCAAAATATATCGACATGAACGGTAAGGTATATATTAGAGCAGTATCTTACAGTGCAACAGACAACAAATGGCTTGTGGAATTTGATGCATAAGTAAGAGAAAGGAAGGAAAACATATGCACAATTCCCACAACTTTGCCACAACTTAGTTTCCCGAAAGAACTGTCGATGAAATTCACTTGAATCTGTCGAAAAGAAGTGTTATTGTACAAATACGCCTTGCAGATGTACGCATGGCGCAATCAATCTCTGGCGCGTGGGCTTGTCCCGACAACAGGCTCACGCAAATGTGTGTGAAAGGGGTAAATATGGAAGATGAAAAGGAATTTTACAGAAGCGAAATTATTCGGTACGTGAAAAAATGCGATAATACAGATTGGTTATATGTCACATATTATCTGCTAAAAAAATTACTTGAATAAATAAAAAGGTCGAGGGTTTGTACAATGCCCTCGACTTCTTTTTACTTCAAAACACTTTCTACAAAATCTTCCAGCCTATTCCAATCATCTTGACTTAATCTTGATAGTGCATATAAGAATTTTCTTTTAAAATCATCTTCATCACGTTTCATAACATCAGATAACATGTCAAGCAATTCTTTGTACTTTTTAGAACTATCAGAAACATATCGTTCTCCAGTTCCATTTACAAGCCATTCTTTATTTACACTACATTTTTCACATATAAGCTCTATAACCGCATCTGTAGGGGTTCTTCTTCCACTTTCATAGCTTGCAAGATTGTCATATGATATGCCAAGAAAATTTGCAAAAGTCTTTTGATTTTTTCCGACCTGCGGAAAAGACTTTCTTATTTCTTTTATTCGATCTTTCATTTTTCCCTCCTTTCAATCTTATTATACACATTTTTTGAAAAAAGACAAGAGTAAATATGTACATTGTACATAAATAGTGCTTGACAAATAATGTACGGCGTACTATATTAAGAATGTACAAAGTACAAGAAAGGAGTTGAGATATTGAGCAGAATAAAGGTTCGTGCAGTTTCGTTTTTCAATAGGCATTTTGTAAAAAAGAAATTTTTGAACAGTATGTTCGTTGTCCCTTTTTGCAAAGATGGAAAAATGTATCTGCACATTTCGCAGGTATGCAGAGACGGAACAAGAGTTGTAAAAAGAACATTCCTCATTGAGCATTTGGTTGATGATAACTTGGCGGTTACGAACCAAACGCTCGCAGAAGAAAAAAGAGTGTTTAAGAATCCTACATTACTTTAATCCATGTAGTGTATCCGCACTATTTCAAGAAAATTATATCACAGGAAAGGAAGTGAATTTAATTGAGTGAAAAAGAAAAACAAGTTGTTGAAAAACTGAAAGAAGCAATCCCAAAAATGAACGATTTCCAAAAAGGCTATATGCTCGGCATGGTAGAGAGTATGGCAGGAAAGAAAGAAAAAGAATCTGAACAGGAAAGGAGCTGATGTAGTGACGGATTATTCAGAAAAGGTAAAAGATATCCTCTACCAGCAGATGGAAATGTTGGCAGAGGAAAGTAGAAGAACGGATAGCATAGAAACAAAGCTAAAGATTGCCGCTGAGATAGACAGGATCGCGGACACTTTACTTATTCGGGCAAATATTTGATTTTTGATTCAATCGATGCTATGTCCCTCTGAATAGCTTTCAATTCAACGAGATTGTTTATGCTTGATAGCTTAGATAGCTTTAATATTGCGCAGCACTGATTATCCTTCAAATACCATGCGCAATCATTTTGGCAATCTTGGAAGTTATTTAATGGGCACTTATTCATAATATAGTCTCCTTTCTTATTTGATAAGGGGATTATATCACAGGAAAGGAAGGTAATGAATGGAAACACTTGAACAGAAATTCATTGATAGCAGAGAAGTGGCTGAAATGGTAGGAAAAGAACATAACAAATTGCTGAGAGATATTCGGGAATATTGCAATCAGCTTTCACTGTCCAATCTTGGACAGTCAGATTTCTTCACAGAATCAACCTACATGAATGACAGAGGAAAAGAGTATCCGTGCTACAACGTCACAAAGAAAGGTTGCGAATTTATAGCACACAAACTGACTGGTGTCAAAGGTACAGAGTTTACAGCAAAGTACATCAATCGTTTTCATGAAATGGAAGATGTCATTAAGGCACATATTCCTACTGGCAATGAATTGATAGCACTTGCTGTAGTAGAAGCGCAGAAGTTACTTGCTCAAAAGGAAGAAGAAATAAAGCAGTTAGAAGATTCCATGCAGCAGATGGATAAGGCAATAACAGAACTGACACCGAAAGCCGACTATGCAGACAGGATTTTATCGTCAAACGACTGCATGACGGTTACGCAGATTGCGCAGGACTACGGCTTATCCGCAGTTTCATTCAATCGGATTTTGAGCCGCGCAGGTATTCAGAGAAAAGTCGGCGAACAATGGATTTTGTATGCGGAATACCAGGGCAAGGGATATGTGCAGAACAAAACCTACGACTATGAAAAGGCAAACGGAACCACTGGCACAAAGTTATCTACCGTGTGGACGCAAAAAGGCAGATTGTTCCTGTACAACCGTCTGAAAGAAATCGGGGTTGTGCCAGAAATGGAAAAAGAAGAGGTATCGGCATGAAGAAATCGAAAATGTTAGCAATCGCATTAGCCGCTTCACTTGTCCTGTCACAGCCTGTTATGGCAAAGGAAGAAATCAATCCGACACATATCAGCGTTGAAGCACAGGTTTCTTGCTATGAATATGGGGAAATGTACGATATCTGCCCGGAGCTTCTTATGGCAATGATTGAAGCGGAAAGCAGCGGAAATCCAAAAGCTGAAAATGGAGACTGCAAAGGTCTGATGCAGATTTCAGAGAGATGGCATACAGCGCGCATGGTAGAAATTGGAGCAGATGATATATGGAGTGAAACGGATAACATTCATATCGGTGCAAATTACCTGCATGAACTGTTCAACAGGTACGAAGATGTGGCACTGGTGCTGATGGTCTACAACGGCGAATCTGATGCCGTAGAGAAAGCAGAAAACGGATATATAAGCGACTATGCGCGGAAGATACTTGACAGAAGCGCAGAGTTAGAAAGATGGAAAGGAAAGTGATTTAGTATGTATATACCACCTTTTTGGTGCGGTGTAGCCGCAACACTTCTGATAGAACTTGTAGCAACTATCGTCTATGCCGCCGTGGCATTCAAAAATGATGATATCAACGATAGCAACGATAGCAGCGAGGAATAGCCTATGGGCGTATCGAGGAAAGTCAAGCAGAGAACAATGCTTGCAATCGGAAAAGACTGGATTTACGTGTGCGGAAATGAAACGCACGTAAAAATCAAAAATGCCAAAACAGGGCAGACAAAAACACTTGTGAATAGGAAGAAAAGGAGAAAACGAAAATGAAAATTGTAACAGATTATAACCAGATGTCGGTTGAGGAATTACAGGTAATCGCAGATCACTTAGGTTTCGGTTTTGTGATCGACGGTGGGAAAATCGTGGAGGTAGAGTAAGTGAAGGCACTGAAAATTAAGTCAATCGAATTATCGAATTTTATGAAATTCGGGTCATTTAAGGCGGATTTTGCGGATTTTACCAAGATTTCCGGCATGAATGCAGAGGGAAAGTCCACAATCGCAACAGCTATCTTATGGCTGCTGTTTAACTGCGACTATGATATGCACGACAATCCGGCAGTCAGAAGAACTGTAGACGGAAAGCCAGTAGATGATATGGACGTGTCTGTAACAGCCGCGTTTGACATGGACGGCAAAGAGGTAATTGCTACAAAAACGCAGAAAAGAAAGTACGGAAAAGACGGAATTTCTTACAAAGATGATAACTCTTATGAGGTAAACGGCGTTCCGAAAACACTTACAGCATTCAATGAGTATTTTGAGATTGTGCCTAAAACAGACAAGATTTACGTTATTCTGAATGCATTTCTTGCAAAGAAGCCGGACGATATGAGAGCCGTTCTTTTTGCATTGGCTGATGGCATCACAGATCGCGATATTGCATCCGGGAATGACGAATTATCAGAACTGGTTCCACTGTTAGAGAAATACACCGCAGAAGAACTGAAAGCCATGAACAACAAAACTGTCAAAGATGGGAAAGATATTTCCACTGACAGGAAATCCAAAATTGACGGCGGCATGGAACTGATTGAGCAGAAACAGGAACTTGATCTTGCGGAAGTAGAACTGAAAAAGAAAGCACTGGAAGATCAGCTTGCAGACTGCCTTGAAAAACAGAATGCCTCAGAAAAACTACTTGGAACATATGATAAAGCAAGCTCTGACGCTCTGAAACTTAGATTTGATTTGTCTGATATGCAGAATAAGGCGAATGTGGAAATCCGAAAGGATAAGGACGATGCAAGCAAAGAACTGGCACTTGCAGGGATTGAAGTCGGAAAACTCAACCATGAGTTAGAGCGTGTTGCTACACACATGGCTGCCATGTCAGATAAGGCAGACGCGGCAGAAGCCGGGAGAAAAGATCAGGCTGAAAAATGGAAGCAGGCAAAGGAACGCGCATTTGACGAAAACAGCCTTGTTTGCCCGTATTGCGGTCAAGAGTTGCCGCAGGACAGGAAAGAAGCCATGATAGCTGAATTTGAAAGCCACAGGGCAGAAGAATTAAAGTCTATCGAAACAAACGGAAATCTTTTCAAAAAAACCAAAGAAGAATGCCTTGCAGAGATCGAAGCAGACAGGGAAACAGTTGAGCGACTGGAAAAAGAGATTAGAAAAGCAGAAGAGAAGCAGGCAGAACTAAAAGAAAAGTACAATTCACTGCCTGATTCCGTGGACGTTTCACAGACTGATGAATACAAGGAAATCGAGAAAAAAATCGCAAAATGCGAAGAAACAATGAGGCGGTTTGATTCTACAGCTGGACTGAAAGCAGAATTGAAGCAGCAGGAAAACGAGATCAGAAAACAGATTGTTGACTGCAATAGTCAATTATCGGCAGCAGACACTACAGATATCGAAAATCAGATTTCCAAGTGGAAAGAAGAACAGAAAAATGCGGAGCAGGCTGTTGCAACAGCAGAAAAAATCCTGTATCTGCTGAAACAGCTTGATAAGTGCAAGAACGAGAAATTGACCGAAGAAGTCAACAAACATTTCTCACTGGTTAAATGGAAGCTGTTCGACTTTGCGAAGAACGGCGAATACAAGAACTGTTGTATCCCTATGGTTGACGGAAAATCGATTCTTGATATTTCCAGTAACAAAGGCAATCGAATACTTGGAAAAATTGATATTTGCAGTTCGTTTCAGAAAATCAAAGGTATTTCAATGCCGATCATTCTTGATGATGCAGAAAGCCTTGACAGCGGAAATCTGAAAACAGTATCAGAAATGGTTGAATCCCAGTTAATCGCACTGATCGTAACTGATAAAAAACTGAAAATCGAATAGGAGATCAAAATGGAAATTAAAAGAGAAACCACAGTGATGGTGCTTACCACGGACGGAAAAGAAATCCGTGAAGGGAATTACGTTGTTTTCAATGCATCGGGAAGATGCCATGCAGGTTATTTCGCCGGAATTAGCAAGAAAGGTGCTCTGATTTTTAAAAGTATTATTTATGGCACAGATGTTACTTTTCATGTGATGCCTAAATGCATCGAAACAATTTATAAGGCTTCAATCAAATTGTCAGCAGAAAGTGAGGAAAAGAATGAGATTTAAAGCAGGAGACAAGGTAAGAGTAAAGAAATTTAAAGTAAGACCTTTCTATTGGAATTGCGAAGGAAAAATGGATCATCTGATGGGGAAAGTTGTAAAAATTGAACGTACCGTAAACAGTAGATATGTAGTGCGCGATTCCCAAAATGATTGCGATTGGATTTTTAGAGATGATGATCTTGAGCCATTAAATGAAACCATCGTTATTTATAGCAAAGAACGTGAGGTTATCGCTCTTGACAAGGCTACAGGAGATAAAGCTATCGCACGCTGTAATCCGGCGGATGAATACGATTTCCGAATTGGTGCCAAATTGGCATTTGAACGTCTCATGAACGGGAATAAAGAAAACATCACAGTTGAGGATATGCGAAAGAAGGTTAAAGTCCTATTGCGACAATAGATTGTGCAGTGGTTGCAAATTAAAATCCCCAACGTGTCGTTGCGGGATAGGTGTTCATTTCATGACAAAAGACAAAGCCGGTAATTACGCAATGAGCAACAGAGAAATTGAAGATGCATTTAATATCGTATTTGGCACCGGTATTAAAGAGGTCAAACCGAAAGAGCTGCATAAATTCAAAGTTGGTGATATTGTCAAGGGGAATTCGGAAAGTGATGAAAAGTACGCTGTTACCACTAGCAATATGACAAGGGGTAAAGTTGTCAGTGTTACAGATGCTTTTATCACGATTAAAGTATTAAGCCATAAGACCATGCCGGAAGAAGTTGGGGAAGAATATTCCGGTGTTAAATCTAAGTATTTTGACCTTGTTCAAGAAGCCCCAAAGCTTTACAACGGCAAGATTGTTTTTACTAAAGGAGACAACATATTCAAAACCGGTCATATTTACGAGGTTAACGATGGAAGAATAAACACGGATCAGTATGGACGTGTTCCTGCAGAAGAACCCTTTAAGGATATTGAAGATGTGAAAGATTACTTTGTAGGAAAACGTGACGGAAGCAGAAAGAGAAAAAGAGGATGGTCACAGTACACTCTTGAATTGATGGAAGTTAGGGAAGATTGACTAAAAGAAAGTGAGGAATATTTATGATTTTATCCCAAAATGGAGAAGTTCAGGCACATGGTAATATAGCCGAATTGTCAGTAGATTTATTTGTAATTCTGCGTGTGATGAGAAAAATAATAGGAGACAAATTCGTTGATATAGCATTGAAAAATTCACAACTTTCCGATGAAGAATTTTCAGAAGAAGTTAAAAGAACGAGAGAAGCAATGAGTTGCCTTAAAAATCTTTTTAATGAGGAGGAAAAATAATTATGGCAGAGAATACATCGGTTTTAGATAAAAAAGCATTTACCACTTCGTTAAGCGAGTGGAGCAATACAATGACAGGACTTATCATCAACGATTACAAGTCTGTTGGAATGGATATGGACGATTATGCTAAGGAATGTGCTATGGAAGCCATGACAAGCATTTTCAATCTTGTCAAGAGCGACCCTAAGATTGATATGAGAAACCTTGATACAAGCAATTTAAGAGGGATCGTTAAGCGCTGCGCATCTCTTAAATTGAACGCCAGTGCATATCCAAGAGAATGCTATTTCCAGTTGCGAAATGTAAAAGTTGGAACTGACCCACAGACAGGAAAGGATGTATGGCAGAAGCAGGTTGAAATGGGAATCGAGGGCAGCGGTTACGATTCATTGCTTGCTAACTATGGCAAGGATGTAAAACAGGTATATCCATATTGGGTAATTAAGGAAGGAGATGTGTATATCCCACCAAAGCACAAAGGGCTTACAGTTACAGAGCCGGAATGGGAAGAAAAAGGATTATCTGATAAGGCTGTAAGAGTTGTATATCCTGTTAAACTGTCGGACGGAACAGTAACATATCTTTCCGCTGATAGAGATAGTGTTAAAGTAAATCTTTTAGCACATGTCAAGCAAAATATGATGAATAGCACTTTTGGCGTGTGTGAGGATAGATATAAAGCTACACAAAAGCAGAAAGCAGAGATTAAGGCTAAGAAAGAAGAAATACTTAATGCTTTAATAGCGTGTAAGACAGTTGATGAAATGCTTGAATGCGATCTTGCAAGACCATTTATCAGCGGTGCTTGGCTTGATACGCCGGAAAGCATGATTCAGAGAAAAATGTGTAACAATGCTACAAGAAAATATCCAAAGAATTATGATCCTATGGCAAGACAGGCACAGGTCGAAATGGACGAGGTATATCAAGCTGCACAGGATGAAATCGCTGAAAATGCCAACTCTGTAGATTTTCCAGAAGATGAAGCAATCGATGCAGAAGCAACCGAATCGGCAGCAGAGCCGAGTTTCTTGAAAGAGTAGCGGCTTATGAAAAATGGAAGCATAGAGGAAATGATTAGAGAGTTTTCTGACGGCACATATGATTTGACTTGCAATGGCGAATGCATCCAGTGTGGAAATTGTTGTAGCAACATACTTCCCATGACTAAAAATGAGATAGATGCAATCCGCAGGTACATAGCCAAGAAGCATATCAAAGAACAGAAGCACGCATATCCATTTTCGCAAGAAAGCATCGATATGACCTGCCCGTTTCTTGATAATAGCAAGCCAAAAGAGAAATGTGTAATATATGCGGTTCGCCCTCGGATATGCAGAGATTTTATCTGCTGTCCGAGCAAAAGACCGCCGATTGATGATTGGGGTTACAAATTAAAGTGTAAGACAGTTGACGTTAGAAAGGAGTTTTTTGGATGAGAGTAATTTCACAGGACGGAAATTTAGACTTGAATTACGAGAATATAACTATTTTAAAAGCAAAAGAAACTATAATTGCTAGATACGGTGCGCATGATTACACATTAGCCGAATATTCTTCAAAAGGAAAAGCAATTAAGGTCATGGAAATGTTTAGGGAAAAATATGAAAATATCGAATTTTATCATCATATGGCTAATTCGCAGCGTTTTGAAGAATCGTTGAGAATTCTAAGTAACGAAAAATTCAAAGAAGCAACTAGCGAGTATTTCCAGTTTCCACAGGATGATGAAATCGAGGTGTGAGTATGACATTATTAGAATTACAGAACATATTGGGTAAGCATATTGAAGCTATTGATCGCGAAGATATGTCGCCGGAGCAAAGAAAAGAAGAATACCAAAAGAGTGAATCGGTTGCTAGACTTGCGAAGCAGATGATTAACAATGCTGATGTTGTTCTTAGAACAGACAAGCTGATTGCTGAAGGAAAGCTATTAAAGGGAAATACAATATCCAAGATTGTCGGAAGTTCGGATAATGAGTAGATTTTACACAGAGGAGCACAGACAATGGATTTTTTGTAATCAAAAAAAATTTACAGAATATGGGGAATTGACTGCTGCTTTCAACAAACAATTCAACTGCGATAAATCGATACATGCTTTACAACAATTCGCAACAAAAAAGTGCGGAGTTCACTTGAACACTGCAAAAACAAACACTCATTATACGCAAGAACAAGAGGATTATCTTGCTAAAAACTTTTGTAAATGTAGTGGCTATGCTGAATTAACCGCCGCCTTTAACGAGAAATTTTGCGATTGCAGAAGTGTGTCACAGATAAGCGATAAATGCTCGAAATGGTTGAAATTAACAGGCATGAATAATGTTACAAGGTTTGCAAAGGGGAATATTAAAGAGCAATGCCAAATCGGTACATTGCGAAAAGGTCGAAACGGAACAACCTACATAAAGGTTGTTGACAGCAGAAATTCACATGCAAGTGGATATAGGGAACCTTGGTGGCTACCTATTCAGAAGAAAATATATCAAGATGCCTATGGAGAAGTGCCACAAGGCAAAATGGTTATATTTCTTAATGGCAATACAGAGGACTTGTCGATTGACAATTTATATGCGATTGACCGAAGGATATCAGCTATATTGGCTAAGAATGGTTGGTATTTTCATGACGCAGAACGTACCTTAACGGCAATTAAATGGTGTGAATTGTATTACAAACTGAAAGAAGGAAGAGTGAAATGAAACTTAAATGTATCGCCACAGGAAGTACAGGAAACTGCTACACCTTAACTTCCGAAAGCGGAGAAACACTTATTCTTGATTGCGGAATACCGATCAAAGAGATTAAAAAAGGCTTGAATTGGAACATAAGAGGGATAAAGGGTGTGATTATAAGTCACACCCACCTCTAGACCACAGCAAGTCATTAAACGATTTTAAGCCAATGGGAATACCGATACTTGCACCATATTTAGGCAATAGCCGTAAATCAATGAATATGGGCGAATTTACAGTAAAACCCTTTGATTTAACAACGATAGACGGAAATTGGACACACACAGACGCAAATGGCGATCCTTGCCCGATATATGGCTTTCTGATTACTCACAAGGAAATTGGGAGAATACTTTACATAACTGATTGTGAACTAATCAAGTGGAAGTTTAAAGACATAAACCACATTCTCTTAGGTGTGAATTATGACAAAGATTTGGTTGATAAGGATAATGACCCAAAGGCAAGACATGTATTCAGAGGTCATTTATCCATTGACACAGCTTGCGATTTTGTTAAAGCAAATTATTCAGATAGCTTGCAGAACGTCATAATGTGTCATCTATCAAGTGAAAATTCTGATAGAGATAGTTTTATCGAGAAGATGAAAAAAGTTGCTAAAAATGCAAATGTGGATGTTTCGGTTGCAGGGAAAAGTTGGGGTTTGAAAAATCCTAGTGAGTGTCCGTTTTAGAAAGGAGATTATATGTCAAGAGAAATTTGTGGAGAATGTAAGTACAACAAAAGAGATTTTTCAAAGCCACAGAATAGCGGTTATGCAGAGTTTTGTTGCGACAATGAAGATAGTGACTGTTATGGAATACCGACTATGTATAGGTTAAAAGGCGGTGGTTCTGGTGAGTAAACCAAATTATAGGCAGATATACGCAAAGAAAGCGGTTAGAGAAAATCGTATTAAGTCTATTTGCCCTAATATTCCAAACACAAGCGGAATATACGCATTTCACAGAGTGGATGAAGCCGGTATAAAAAGGTCGTACGTGGGGCAAGCAGTAAACCTTTTGGAAAGATGCGCTTCACACCTTGGAGAGTATGACCATATAGCATTAAGCCTAAAAAAACACGGGTTTTACAGTGAGGACAATCCTTGTGGTTGGAAGTTGGATTTTAAGATTTGCCCTAAATCTGAATTAGATGAAAAGGAAGTTGCTACGATCAAGCAATTTGCTGACAAGGGATTTCAGATGTACAACGTCACAGCCGGTAGCCAAGGGCAAGGGAAGTTGGTAACAGGTCAATACAAGCAACCTAAGACCTATACGCAGGGCATACAACAAGGATATAAAAAAGCTTCAAAAGAAGTTGCGCATTTATTTGAATTGCACCTTGATTATAAGACTAAATCTGAACCCCCTAACAAAAATCAAGAAAAAGCATTGAATAAATTTTTGGAGTTTTTAAATTATTGCAAAGGAGATTCTGGAAATGAATGAGATATGGAAAAGCGTTGTCGGATATGAAAATCTTTATGAGGTATCAAGTTTCGGTCGGGTCAGGAGCGTTGATAGGACAACTATTGGGAAAACAGCTTTTAGTGATGATTCTTTGTATCATTTTAAAGGAAAAATATTGAAACAAGGAAATAGGAAAACTTCTGGAATGCCTTATAAGCAGGTTGTTCTTTATAAAAACAAGGAACACAAGACTGTTGCCGTACACAGATTGGTTGCAGAGGCATTTATACCCAACCCTGATAATTTGCCTCAAGTAAATCATAAGGACGAAAATCCAAGCAATAACAATGTTAGCAACCTTGAATGGTGCACATGTAAATACAATGTGAATTACGGAAGGGCGAATATGGTAAGGGCGGTTGCTATTATCTTTGCGTTGCAAGAGGCGTGAAAATGCTTTTTGTGAGTAATGTGCTTTTTGATGTTAATGATTGGAGAGATAATGACCCAAGAATACACAAGGACGCAAATTGCCGATACAGAGACCGCAGGACATATCTTGATATTATTTATGAGTTAATCAAGGCAGATATGCTTATAAGTGATTGTGTGAAAGCAGGTGAAAACAATCAATAAATATTATGACTGCCATTGTTGGAACGATTATCCGAACGAGAATCATAAATACTATGGGTGTTCAGATACGCCGAAAAAGAGTGGCAAATGGAAATGTGTTGATCGCTACGAATATGTTGGAAAATCTAAATTCGGTGCAACGCATTGTAGGAAGAAAATAAAGGAGTGGTAATAATGACGATTGATGAAACGATACAAAAAGCGAGAAATAATGAAAACATTTTCAAAAACAATCATAAGCTTAATTTAACATTAAAAAAGAGAAGCCCATACTATGGATTGGACTGCCTTAAAATTTCAGAAGATAACAAACATTTAGCTGAATGGTTAGAGGAATTGAAATCGTACAGGGAAAACGAGGGAATGTCAGAAAATGTGTATAGATCTGGCTATAAATTTGGCTACAACAAAGCTATTGACGACACTATAAAATCTATCAAAGAAGAATATGCCTTTACAATCTTGGAAGAAGAAAAGATTGATGAAATAGCCAAACAGTTGAAGGGGAGCGAAGCAAAATGAAGATTTTAAGTAAAAAGAAATGCGAAGAAATTTTGAAAAGAATTACCGCAAACGAAATCATTCAGACAGAGTACGGACTGCACGATATGGAAGCAGAAACAAAAGCAACGGAAAATAGAGCAGAGATAGCTTTTATTGTCGGTGGTATCAAGGGAATAAATAAGGTGCAGAACACATTAAGAAACAGATACAAAAACTAACTAAAAATCAAAGAAAGGAATAAGGTTGTCCGGACATAAAACCTAGGTTTCCTTTTGGTAGATTTATGGATTTTGAAAATTATTCTTGTGATAATCAAATGTCTATATTTGATTACATAAGAGAACCGATCAGAATAACAAAGCCCATTCGATTGATAGAGTTATTTGCCGGCTACGGAAGTCAAGCAATGGCACTAAAAAGAATAGGTGCAAAATTTGAGCATTACAGGGTTGTGGAATTTGATAAGTATGCCATAGCAAGCTATAACGCAGTGCATGGCACAGATTTTCCTACAATGGATATAACTAAGGTCCATGCAGAAGATTTGAATATTTGCGACACAGAAACCTTTACTTACTTACTTACTTACTCTTTTCCGTGTACGGACTTGTCTGTTGCCGGGAAGCAAGCCGGTATGTCTAAGGGTAGCGGTACACGATCAGGACTTTTGTGGGAAGTTGAAAGAATACTAACTGAAATCAGAGATGGTAGCGGAGAGTTGCCGCAGATATTATTCATGGAAAATGTACCACAAGTACACGGCAAGAAAAATATTGATGATTTTAAAAAGTGGTTGGAATTTTTGGAAAGTTTAGGCTACACGAACTATTGGCAAGATTTGAATTCTAAAAATTACGGAGTTGCACAGAATAGAAACAGATGTTTTATGTTTTCGTTCTTAGGGAATTATTCATATAATTTTCCGCAGCCTATACCACTCAAAAAGAAACTCAAAGATTACCTGAAGGATAATGTAGATGAAAAGTATTACATCAACAATGAAAAGGCTGACAAACTGATAAAGCAGCTTATTGACAATGGTACATTACCAAATACAATCCCTAAGAGCAGAGCAGAGCAGACTTGCGTTGACGGAACAATTAATAAACCACAACGAAGAGAGGTTGCAAACTGTATCAAGGCAAGATGTGATGCCGGAATTTCAAACTTGCGGTCGGACGGAAACCTTGTTGTTAAAAGGAATGGTTGATAAAACGATTGAACCAACGGCATCTAAAATTGATGTTTCGACAACAATTATGGCAAGAGACTATAAGGGATTGAATAATTACGGAACGAATGGAGTAATTGAATGGAAGTAATAGGAAGCATATATACAGGAGTTTCAGATAGATTTCAGAAAGGCATTATTAGTGGCGGTATATCACGGTGTGTAAAGGCTGAAAAAAATGATTTAGGAGTAGTTATGGCAGATGTAAATGTTTTAGGTTCTCTTGAAGCAAAATTTGAGAGTACAAACAGAATTTATGATGTGGGGGGGGTGTAGTCCAACATTGAGTACAATGCAAGGTGGAAATCAAGAGCCGAAAATTCTTGAAGCAAAGCAGTTAGGATTTATGGATAATGGCACAGGCAAGCACCAATCAAACACAGTATATGATGAAAATGCACTTTGCCCCAACATTACAACAGTCGAGGGTGGCGGTACGCAGCAAATTAAAGTATGTGAAAGTCAGATAGTTGCTATGCGTGGAAGAAATCCAGATAATCCGTCAGATAGAACTGTTGGAAGTCCGACAGAGCAACGGTTAGAAGCGAATACACAAGGCGCAAGTAATTGTTTGACAAGTGTGCAGAAAGATAACATTGTTATGGAAAGCCAGGTATTAACACCCAAACGCACGGAATATGGCAAACAGATAAGAAAAGCGTATGAAAGCGGTCAGATACAGGAGAGCAGACACAATATGACGGAATTAGAGCCTAGGCAAGACAATGTATCCAATACGCTGACAACAGTGCAAAAAGATAATTTATTGCTTGAAAAACCTCAATATCGCATCAGAAAGCTGACACCGAGAGAGTGTGGACGGCTTATGGGTGTATCTGATGAAGATATTGACAAAATGGCAGCAGTCAACAGTAACACGCAGTTGTATAAGCAATTTGGCAATAGCATCGTTGTAGATGTTATGTGTGCTATGTTTAGGAATTTGAACATTAAAAACAGAGATTGATTGATAAGGAGTGAGAAAAGTGGCAGAAAGACGTATGTTTACAAAAAGGATAACTGAAAGTGACGCTTTTTTAGATATGCCTAGCAGCACACAAATGTTATATTTTCATTTTTCTATGAATGCAGATGATGATGGATTTGTGAATAACCCAAAGAAAATACAAAAAATGTGTGGTGCTTCTGATGATGATTTTAAATTGCTGATTGCAAAATCATTTATCATACTATTCGATAGCGGAATAATCGTAATAAAGCACTGGAAAATGCACAATTACATTCAGGCAGACAGGTATAGACCTACAGATTATGCAGAAGAGAAATCTATGCTTGGAATCAAGTCAAACAAGGCTTATACGTTGGATGTATCCAAAATGGATACAGAATGTATACAGAATGGATACATAGGTAAGGTAAGTATAGATAAGGATAGTAAAGATAAGGATAGTAAAGAAGAGAATGCGATAGAGGAAAAAGCTAAACGCTTTTATCCGCCAACACTAGATGAAGTGAAACAGTATTGCGAAGAACGGAAGAATAATATTGATCCGATGGCATTTATTGATTTCTATTCAAGTAAGGGTTGGATGATCGGAAAGAACAGAATGAAAGACTGGAAAGCGGCTGTTAGGACTTGGGAACGGAAAAGAAAAGAACAATCCAAAGCAGAAAGCAGCGTATATGACGAATGGAGGGATGCCTAGTGACAAGAGAGGAAACAATAGAGCTTCTTATGATGACGCAAGCAGCATTCCCGAATTACAAGCCACAGGATAAAACGGTAGCTGTCAATACTTGGTTTCTGATGCTTGCAGATTATCCGTATCAGCAAGTACAGATGGCACTTAAAGCCTATATCGCGACGGATACAAGCGGATTCGCGCCAAACATCGGGCAGATCATTGATAAGATACAAATGATAACCAATCCTGCGGAAATGAACGAAATGGAAGCATGGTCGCTTGTCAGTAAGGCTCTGCGGAACGGAAACTACAAGTCAAGAGAAGAATTTGAGAAATTGCCCGATCTTGTGAAAGAAGCGGTCGGAAGCCCGGAAAACATTCATAACTGGGCGCAGTCTGACATAAAGAGTATTGAGAGCGTGATCCAGTCAAATTTTATCAAGAGTTATCGGACTGTTGTAAACAGGCAAAAGGAAATGCAGAAATTGCCAAAAGACATAAAAGCTGTGATTTCCAGCAGTAGGACCTGCATCGGCAAGGAAATTGAAACATCACAAAAGACTGCGTTGGAAGCAAAAGAAGAGCCGGCAGAAGAACGAAAATGCATTCCTATGCCGGATCGTTTGAAAGAAAAACTGAAATTGTAGGAGGTAAAGAGGTTTGTCCGGACAAATAAAGCTAGCTTTACTCATGCAATCATATGTACGACAAAGAAAGATACGAAAGACTGAAAGCAGAGGGCATATGCCCAAATTGTGGGAAACCAAATGATCGCGCTAATAGGGTATACTGCACAGAATGCCAGAAAAGAAAAACTGAAAAGCAGTTAGAAACAAGGAAATGGTATGCAAAAATGGGATATTGCCCTAGATGCCAAAAAAACAAATTGTTTGGATCTGAAAAGGTCTGCCCGGAATGCACTGCTGAAAATACGAACAGGATTGAAAAAGAGAGAAAACTGAACAGAGAAAAATACAACGATTACATGAAAGATTACCATAAGAAGTTGCATAAACAGAGGAAAGCGGATGGAATCTGTACTCGTTGCGGAAAGGTAAGTGTAAAAGGAACAGGATATTGCACCTGCATAAAATGCAGGGAAAAAGAAAGAAAAAACATATATCCAAGAGAATACGGCTGGGCGAGAGTTGCCGAGGGTAAATGTTTCTTTTGCGGAGAACCAGTGAAGAAAGGCTACAAGGTATGTGAAAAGCATTGGAAGTCAAATTGTGAGAATGCGAAAAAGGCAGACAGAAGTTATTTACAAAGGACGAACAAATTGTTTTTCAAAAAGAAAGGTAAACGTGCAGATGAAAAGGAAAATCCATATTTGGATTGCACAGATGTGATTAAGACATAAAGAGAGTAAAAGGAGAACGGCTTATGAGGTTATCGGAACTGACTAAGCCAGAGATTGATTCGATCGTCGGAAATGCTAATTTTACGGAAGAAGAATATCAAGTGTTCCAGTATTTGTGTAAGGGCACAACACTTGACGAAATGGTTTTTAAATTAAAGTTATCGAAAGCTACCATTTCAAGAATCGTATTTAAGGTCAAAATGAAAATAGAAAGGATTGATAAAATGAAGCAGAATGTACCTGTATGGGAAAAAATCACAATGACAGTAGAAGAAGCTGCAGAATATAGCAGCATCGGTATAAACAAAATCAGAGAACTTTCAAGTGATCCAAGATGTAATTTTGTTATCTACATAGGCAAAAAGCGGTTAATAAAGCGAAAAGAGTTTGAAAAATTTATTGCTGATAATGTGGAGTTGTAGACTTATAAAGCCTTATGTGATATTATATGTATTTGCATAAGGCTTTTTCCGTATAGGGAAAGGAGCGTAAAAGATGGGAAAAGACCTAAGAGGTAAGGAAATAGGGCAAGGTTTGTCCCAGAGGAAAGATGGGTACTATGTCGCTAGATATACTGACAGATACGGAAAGCGCATACAAAAACTGTTCTTGAAAATGAGAGAAGCCCAAAAATGGCTTTCAGAAAACAAGTATGAGGATCAGCATTCAAATATAGACTTTCCATCTGACTTGATTGTTGAATCGTGGTTCCAATACTGGATTGCAATAAAAGAGAAAACGGTAAGACCGAATACCGTCAGAAATTACAGAGAGCGTTATATTAGAAACATAAAGCCGATAATAGGGAATAAATTATTAAGAGATGTAAACAGTATTCATTGTCAGCAAATATTTAACAAAATGGATGATGAAGGATACAGGAAATCGACAATATATCAGACAAGAATCGCATTGTACAATATGCTGCAATATGCGTTTGACAACGATGTAATAAGAAAAAATCCGTGCACAAGAGCTGTTATATCTGATATAGGAAAAGAATCCGTTAAGAAAGAAGCGCTAACAATAGAAGCGCAGAAAAAATTTTTAAAATATGCTTCCGGCATGTCTTATGAGTATCAATATAGATTTATATTACAAACCGGCTTGAGAACTGGGGAGCTTACTGGTTTAAAGTGGGAAGATATAGACTTTAAAAGCAGAACGCTTACGGTTAGCAGAAGTTTGGAATACAGGCATTCAACAGGCGAATGGAGAGAGGGTCAGCCGAAGAGTAAGTCCGGGTACAGGACTATACCGCTGACAGACGAAGCGATTTATATCTTGAATAAGCAAAAAGAGAAAAATGCGCATCTGAAATTTGTCGAAATGCAATGGAAAGACAGAATATTTTTGTGCAAAACCGGAGCACCTGTTAAGAACAGCACATATGACACGGCGTTATTTAAAATCTGCGATAAAGCAAAAATTCATAGATTCTCAATGCACGTATTGCGTCATACTTTTGCTACGAGATGCATAGAAGCCGGAATGATGCCGAAAACTCTTCAAACGATTTTAGGACATTCAAATATCGGAATAACCATGAATCTGTATGTGCACACAACAGACGATCAGAAAAAAATAGAAATTGAAAAAGTAGCAAAAGCACTAAAAGTTGTGTAAAATTGGTACATAATTGGTACATAAAAATAAAACAAAGACAAAGAAATGCGATAAAATAGGCATTTTCAGTAAGGAGGAAGTCGAAATGAAATTAGGCATCGTAGTTAATTGAAGTTTTTTATATAAATTTACGTGGTTTAATATATTGCTACAAATACCTATTTTATTGAGTTTATTGAGTTTTTGTGAAATTGTATATTTTTATATATTTTCACGTATTTTTATAAAAATTGGTACATAATTGGTACATAACTGGTACACGGAAAAAGCCTTATGCAAAATGAGAATAAATTGATAAGAATGTGATAACCACATTCTTTTTTTATGCGCCAAAATATAGTCATAAGGAGTTGATAGTTATGTTTTCGGACGCAATTTTAGAAAAGATATTTGCAATGCCGGATATGCAGATGCTTGATCTGCAAACGCAGTCAAACATTGTGCACGGCATTGAGACAATACTGGAAAAAGAGGAAAAGAAAAATGCTGATGAATTTCAGTCAGATGGGAACACCGAATAAAGATGTATTTTTGACACAGGATGAAACAAACATATTGGTCGAAGCTGAAAAAGCAGAAAGAGAGGATCGTAATGCAGCCTTACCCAAATCCAAATTACTATCAGAACTATATGCAGCCGCCGCAGCAGATTTATAGTCAGCCGGCAGTACAGCAGTACCAGCAACCTTCATATATGCAGCAGGCAGCGCAAAGAATAAACGGAAGAGTGGTGCAGTCCGCAGATATGATTACCGCAAACGATGTCCCGATGGATGGATCGGTTGCGTTCTTTCCCACACAAGATCTGTCAGAGATATACGCAAAGAGTTGGGACGCAAACGGTAAAATCGTTACAAGGCTTTTTAAGCCTGTTTCGGATTCGTACCCTTCCAATCCCACACAAGAAACAGAAAAATTGAAAATAGGGCTATCAGACGAAGCCACAGAGGTATTCAACAAGCACTTTGATACACTGTTTTCCAAAATAGAAGAACTGGAAAAGAAAATTGACGAGAAATCTTTGACTAAGACTAATGCAAGAACAAAAGTTAGTCAAGATTAGTCCAAGTTTAGCCATAGATTAGTCATAAAAAGTAATAGGATGGTGGTTTTATGAATTTTTTTCAAGCGTTTAAAAGTCCGCAACAGTTTTTGCAGAGCATGATAGGAAATAGCCAAGTTATGCAAAACCCGATGGCTAAAAATGCTATCGGAATGGCTCAAAATGGAGACACAAAAGGAATAGAACAGATGGCACGTAACTTATGCCGAGAAAAAGGAATAAACCCGGATGAAATGATAAATCAAATAAAAAGCAGAATGGGTATGTAACAGCATATTAGAGGTTTGTGCACAATACCTAGGTGACCTCTTTATGAATAAAATATTTTTGGAGGTATCTAATATGTTCAACACAGGAAATTGCGCGTCGGTTCCGCTTGTAGCGAATATCGACGGAAATGGAAACAACGGTTGGGGTGGTGATGGTGGCTGGCTCTGGATTATCGTTGTATTTGCCTTACTCTTTGGATGGGGTAATGGTGGATTTGGTAGCTGGGGTGGCAATAATGGCGGCGGCTATGTTGCAACAGCTGCTACGCAGTCAGACATTCAGCGTGGATTCGACAATCAGGCTGTTATCAGCAAACTTGACGGAATTACAAACGGTCTGTGTGACGGATTCTATGCTGTAAACAACAGTATGCTTACAGGATTTAACGGAATCAACACCAATATCATGCAGACAGGCTATGGCATCCAGCAGGCAATCAACGCTGACACAATCGCGAATATGCAGAACACAAATGCATTGCAGGCGCAGCTTGCAAACTGCTGCTGTGAAACTCGTGAAGCTATTCAGAACGTAAACTACAACATGGCAACTAACACTTGCGCATTGCAGAACACAATGAATAACAACACAAGAGACATCATCGACAGCCAGCAGGCAGGCACAAGAGCGATTCTCGACTATCTGTGTCAGGATAAGATCGCAACATTACAGGCTGAGAACAGCGATCTCAGACAAGCTGCATCACAGGATAGACAGAATGCACTTCTGACTACTGCAATGACAGCGCAGACAAGCCAAATTCTTGACGCTGTAAGACCTACACCGGTTCCGGCTTATCCAGCCGCTTCACCTTATGGACTTGGTAACTGGTCTCCGCAGGTGCTGGCAAATGGCTATAACACAGGTTGCTGCTGCAATACAGGTTGCGGATGCTAATTACAACAGAATAATTGAGTATCTTAATTGAGTTTAACTCGATTATGTCTGCAAAAGCAGTATTACTTGTAATCAAAAGGGCAGACTGAAATATGTTTGCCCTTATTTTTTTGAAAGAGAGGTAAATAAATATGGCAGAATTTACAGGAATTGCATTACAAACAGTTGCCGCAGGAGAAGATGTTGCTTTTACAGAAACACCAGTATGCGGTAGCAAGTGTATTGTTCATAGACAGGGAAGTGGAATTGTCAAGTTAAGAGGTATTACAAACCAGTGCAGAGCAAGATTTCTTGTATCGTTTAGTGGAAATATTCAGATACCAACAGGCGGTACGGTTGAAGCTATTTCGCTTGCACTTGCGGTAGATGGAGAGCCTTTGCAATCAACACGAATGATCGTAACACCGGCAGCAGTCGAGAATATGCAGAACGTATCAGCACAGGCATACGTTGATGTGCCTTGTGGTTGTTGCAGTACAGTAGCGGTGCAGAATACATCTACACAGGCTATTGAAGTTCAGAACAGTAATTTAATTGTTGTTCGTGAAGCGTAGGAGGTGATCTGTATGCATGAGTTTGCAAAGAAAATTATGGAATGTGTAAAAACAAATGCTGAATCTATAGGCATTGACAATTTCAGCGGTCAAAACCTTGATGACTTAAAGGATTGGACGGAGATTGCAAAGAACATTGTCTGCTATGACAAAGACTACAAAATTGTGGAAGCAATGAAGAAGTCAGAAGATAATGAGGATATTATGCGCATGCTTGAACAGTACGAAGATTATCCAGAAAGAAGATTCTACGATCACTACAGATATGCAGATGGCAGATTTGCGCCAAAAGGTCGCGGAACGTATCGCAGAGGTTACGAAGAGCCACCGTACTGGCATATGACACCGGAAATGTACCGTGACATGGATAGAGATACGCGCAGCAGAATGTATTACACGGAAACAAACATGAACGATGGTGGAACAAGTAGCTCTCGTATGAGCGAGAGTAATTACGACCGCGCAAAGCGTAATTACACGGAAACGAAGGAAATGCACCGCGAAAATACACCGCAGGACAAAGAAGCAAAAATGCGTGAACTTGAAAAGTACATGAAGGAGCTTTCAGCAGACATTACAGATTTGATGTCCGGTATGTCGCAGGAAGAAATGAACATGGCGAAGTCAAAACTTACGACACTTGTAAGCAAGATGTAAAAATAAAGGCTATGGGTGTAATGCTCATAGCCTTTTGGGAGTTGATTATATGATATTTACAGTAAATGGAAATAACTGGATACTGCAATATGTAAGACCGAACAGAGAAGAACTGCGCAGGTCGGATGGCGTATATACGCTTGGCGTTACCGATAATACGACCAAAACGGTAACGATTGCAGATAACCTGTCAGATCGAATGACAGACAAGGTACTATGCCATGAGTTGACGCACGTTTACAGCTTCGAGAATGGCTGCCACATGGATATGCGCACAGAAGAGATAGTTGCGGATTTTCTATCTCTGTATGGTCGAGATATCGTGTACATGGCTGATGATCTGATGAAGATTTTCCCGAGAAAAGTTGCGTACTAATTGGATTTATGTAAGTTAGGAAACTGGTTTTTGAAAAACTTGAGAAAAGCGCTAAAAAGATCTGCTTTCAAAAAAATTTTTCGCGAAAAAAATTCAAATCGGGGAGAATTTGAACCCCCCCCGGTACCATTTTACAGGCTCAAAAACCAAAGCGGCGTTTTTGACTAATTTTACAAAATTTTCGTGAAATTTGGGTTGGAAAATT